ATGACCTTTAAAGAATGGATTTTGAAGTTTGATGGAGTGGACTTACCGATTGGTGATCTCGCTGTTCATGTAGCCTTCGATAAAAAGTTCCCAAACACTAGAGATTATGATGGTATTCATCATTACTTAATTCATGAAGTAAAAGCATCTACAGAAGTTCTAATGGCATTCGAATCTGCTTACAACTATTACAAAGACACAAACAGTATTTATCTACGTTTTATAAAATAAAAAAAGCCCCGCAAGTGAGGACTCCAATCTCACCGCGGGGCTTTTGCGCAATAATACTATTTGGTGTTACTCCGTTAGTTTAGTTCTTCTTCAGATAATCTTCCACCTTTTGAACCGTATCTTCCCAGGTCTTGCCTGACAAGTTAATGAATCTATCTGCGACACCTCCAATGCCCTTTTCTGAGCCACCTACAATATAAACTGTTTTGGCCATCTTTCCTTTTACAGCTCTTCGCTCAATCACTTTGATGTTATTCCGGATAGATAGTTTTTGCGCGGTAATATAATCTTTCTCTGAGTGGATCACGATCAACTCTTTATCCAATTCGTCGTCCTCCTTCTGTTTTTCTGCTGGTTTGATGACTGGCGGCTTTGGCTTAGGTACGGGTTTGTTTGTAGTGGACAATATGGCAGCCATTTTCTTTTCAGACGATTCACCATAGAAACCATCCACAGCAAGTCCATTTGCTCGCTGGAATAATTCCACAATCTTTTTAGTCCCGTCACCAAAGAATCCATCGGCAGAGCATTTGAGTCCCGCTTTTGTAAGGTCTTGTTGAATTTTCGCCACGCTCGGTCCGCTGTCCCCTACCCCCTTATACGAGCGTTTCGGAACGTTCGGGATGGCCGGTCTCTTGCCTGCTCGAAGTGATGCAAGAGAATAACCTCGTTGCATGTCAAGGTGCGGATAGTCTTTAAATGACTTCCAATCCCCGCCCCAAGAAAATCCGAGACTCTTGCCGATTGTTGCTACTTCAAACCAATCTCGCACTTGGTTGCCGTTCATGTTGCGATTGATATCCCAGAACGCTTTATTTCCATCTTCAGACACAAGAACATAATCGATGGCCAGACCGAAATTATGAATGGACTGGCCGGCCTTCGCATTCGTAACGATGTTACCTGCCGTCGTACGACCTTGATTGTAGAGTTTGGTCTGCTCGGCGTATGTGCGCAAGCCGGATGTAATTTGAACGTTAATACCTATATGATATGAGCGAATAATCAACTCAATAGCTAATGCTTTCACTTTTGAATTGACTGCACCCATATTCTTTGTAGACCGTTCAATTAGTGTAAATACTGATACTCTTGACATTATGTCATTCTCCTTCCTTTGATATGACTTCACGCTGCTTTACAACTTCAAAGAGACCAACGCTTGCTAAACCAGCCAATCCGCCTGCCCATAAACGCATAACTGTATCTAGCTCTGAGATAGGCACTGAGAGAAAGCCAATAAACAATCCGATTAACAGCGCTACTACAGGAATAAAGTTAACTTTCATATTGACTGCTTTTTTAACTACTTCTACAAGACCTGCAATAACTGGCACGAGCACACTTGTTAAAATTAAAATATCCACCATGATTCATTTCCTCCTCTTATTTGGTTATTTCTACGACGATGTAATAAATCACACCACCCGAACTGGCTAAGGCCACTACAGATCCACTGATCTTCAAAAACACATTTGAGAGCGTGTTCCATCGAAGCATCTTTAATTCATGTTCCTGCGAAGAACTTTCAGTTCTAAAGCCCATTGCCTTCTCTACAAGCCCATATAATTTATCGACTTGCTGCGTAACAATCGCTCTCGTTTCCCTATTTTCAAAAGTAACCGTTGATTCAAGTTTTGTTGCATTTTCTTTAAGGGCTTCCATTTGTTCTGAGTGAGTCTTCAAGGTTAACTTTATGGCTTCGATGTCTTTAGTATTTTGTTCAACCGTTTTGAATATCGAAAGATCATCTCCTTTATCTGGCACCCTAATCCCCCTTTCGACAGTGATTTCTCTTTTTCTGGGTATATAAAAAGGATGCCCTGAGTTAGGACATCCTTGTTCTTTATATTTTTTTCCATATTACCGAAATTTATATTCACAATTTTTTGTAAATGATGTATTATATTCTCATATCTCCATTTTATCCCCTGATGTATGTCTCCCATGACCAGTGCATCAGGGGATTTTTAATTCAAAACTAAAGAGTATCCCTTTAGGACACTCTCAAATGACTTTATACAAAAAGATTAATACTGCGCGTCTCTTCTCGGTTTCCTTTAGCCACGCGTTCAACTACAGCACGTGTGATTCCTACCTTCTCCAGAATAGAAATTAGCCCCCTTACACCTTCACCATCATATCCTGAGGATAATCCTCCTATAACAGTGATTGGAGCGAAAGTGCCTTTGATAACTGTCTTATAATCTGACTTCCTACTATTCCTGCTATGTTCAACCGAAACAACTTTGCCGACACGTTAAAGAATTTAACCTATAAATTTCCTGACTTCGTTGGTTGTTGAAGCATTTATTCTCATATCTTGAATCACGTCTTCCCCCCCTTTTTTTGATTACTACAAGGTATTCTACAGAAATATACCTGTTTTTTAATTTTATGATTTTGATAGTCAGCTTTTTCAATTTGATTCAATCGTTTCCCTTAATACAATAAGTTCATTCCCTAATTTTCTTAGTTGTACTTTGAAGTCTTCTGGATTCATTTTAGCATTTGAAATGTCGATTGTTACTCCATGGTCTTCAGGTACAACGAAAATGTTAGACTTCACAATTGCTTCAAATTTTATCAATGAATGTATAACATCTACTGGCAATACAGCAGCATAGCGATGAATGTATTCACCAATTCCTTCAAAAATTGTTTTCTTAAATATCTTAGAGTTGAATTGTTGATACGTTAAATGAGTTTCTTTGAAGTTAAATATATCTTCTGAATTAACAGACCTAATCGTGTACTGTCGTTTTAAAAAGCTCTCGTCTACGTACCTATCCATATCAGCCAGTATTTTCTTTACATCCATCGATTCAGAATTACTCGTGACCAAAACTATAAATTGTTGCTCTAGTTTAACTAAAAGCGTTTCGTGAGGTATCTTCAGCAAGTTTATATAATCTCTCTTAATTTTATCTCTTTGGACTTTTTCTAGATGACTATTTACTATTCGATCAAGAACAAATAGCGTTAGAAAAAGCAAAAGAAAACTACTTATGAGATTAATCATTAGAGCATCGAGAGTTTCCAAGTCGATGTCATAGAGCAAAACATAAAATCCTACAAGAACTAATACTATTAATAGAAAGCCAACAGCAATTTTTTTCAAAACACCCATCCTTTTTTAGTCCCATAATACCACAAAAAGGAACATTATCCTTTAAATTACTTTTAGATTAGTTTAGTTTTTTTGAAATTACCGTTATACTTCCGGCACTTCATTCACCAATTTCACCAGCTTCTGACGAGCCAGCTCATTGATAGCATCCGGTGAAGAAGCATTCGCAAAGAAATCAATCTGCGTGGCCACCACATATCCACTGATGTTAATTTGGCCATTCGAGCTGTTGAAACGCAGCTGTACGACTGTTTCATTTTCGACCTGGTTGAATGAGATATTACTGACCTTGATGTTCAATTGTTCCATCATAAAAAATCCTCTCCTTTTTCAAATTAAAAAGAGCGCCTTATTCAGGCACTCTTCTCTTCCGTTTCCATTTCATTTTCTTTTTCAAGTTCGTCGCAAAGATAATCATAAATCGCCGCATCTGTACCGGACCATTCCACCTCGCAATTCAACAAGACATCCCTCATTGTTTTAAGATAGCCGGTAATGTTTCCGCCCTCCAGCACGAGCTTTTCCTCCAAGAGTTCCTTGCGATCAGCCGCAAAAGCTTCTTCATCTTTAACGTCCCAATTACGGTCCTCATTCGTCTTCTTCGGCTCTCCTTCTGCGTCCAAATGGCAGTGCTGCTTCAAGAGCGCTTTTTCATCTTCCACCACCTCCTCAAATCTGGTGTTCAATTCTTTAATCAATTTGGATCGATGCCTTGATTGCTTTCCTTTCAAGCTCAATTGAGCAAGCAAGTTAATGGCTCCGGCGATTTTGTTATTAGCGATTTCAAATTTCATGTCATTCTCTCCTTTTTATGAACAAGATTCCAATGCGGAAATGCGTGCTTTCAATAGTTGATTTTCAAGTTCCAGCTTGTTGATTCGCTGATCATGGTCGTAATAAAGCCCAGTCAATTCCTGGATGGCTTTTGCTGATAACGTGCCGAGTTTATAGATGCTAATTGCTTTTCCATCCGGTGTAGCGATGGGCCAGCTGTCTTCTGAGATAAAACCAGTTTGACGATTGTTCAATCGACCATTCTCTATGTCTTCAATCAGATCATAGGTAACTGCAGTTAAAGAATTGATAACATCTAGTCCACTGATTTCAAGTGCTTCAATATTCATCTTATAATCTCGACTAGACGCTGTAATGAATTCAGAAGCCGCAATTGCCGTGTAAGCTGTATCAGCAGTATTTCTAATTTGGAGCACTGCCGCACTTCCGGAAAGGAATTTCAATGTCGTATTTCCGGCAGTCAAAAGGCGATTCATATTACTGCCACCGTCATGTCCTAAGCTATATATTGGGGAACCCGCTGCATACAGCTGAAACAAGAAACGCCGATACGTACTTTGACCATCTGTCCCACCTGGATTTACTCGCAAATAAGTAGATCGATCTCTTTGGAATCTAAAGGCATTATCGGCATAGTCGACCCGGCCGTCAAAGTCTGTCGATGATTCACCGAAGAAAATGTGATTGTTGACGCCCTTCATCTGCAGAGTAGTAATAGATCCCGTGTTAATACTGCCAAGATTTGCACTAATAGCCGATAAGGTTGAAGCATTGATTTTGTCTGCATTCAAGCTGAGAATCTTAGCACTGGTGATGGTTGCATCTTCAATTTGTGCTGTACCAATAACGGCAGTTCCCAACTTAGCTCGAGTGATGGCACCATTCGCGATAGCAGCTGAATCAACAGCTAAGTTACTAATGTATGTTCGTCCATTAGTAATATAGACGTCACCGACTAAGTCAATCATGCCCGCATTAATTTTCACTTGTTCGGCTGTCTGATTAATGGCGGAGACAATTCCGTTTCTCTCAACTCTTGTGGCGATTTGACCAGCTTGAACCGACAGAGAAGATTCGGCTTGCGACATACGGCCACTTAGACCGTTCACGCTCGTTTGGCTCGCTTTTAGTTCGATTGAGTTGGAAAGTTGTGTGATGGATGTTTCTGCAGAAGAAATTCGTGCATCCATGTCTTCAGGAGCTGGTGTCCAGTCAGTGGCGATGTTGCCCTTCTCGACCTTGGCTTCTTTGTAAGGAATCGCCTCATTAGCAGAGACGCTAATATCTGAATTCTGAATGGCAAACCATATTCGGTCTCTACCCGAATCAATTGTCGCGGTTACAGTCGAGTACCCTTTGCTACCAAGCGGAATGATATTCCCCGTATGCGAGGAATAAGAGTTGTCCGCCTTGTACATAGAAATTCTGGCTCTGCCGCCCTTGAGACTATTATTTGAAGCATCTATGAAAACTCTGAATGTCACCGTATCACCAATTGAGAGTTGATAATCCTCCAGAGCTCGCACACCACCTTCATTAATTGCTGAATAATACGTCCCCACATTAACTGATTTCATTTCAGTAGATGTGTCTTTCAATAAATTTCTACCGCCGATTTCCAAGCCCTCCACTTCACTCTGAAGGCTGGTTACGCTCGCAGAAATACCATTCACGCTAATGGATAGAGTCGAGACATCGCTTTTCACACTGGAGACTTCTCCAGCTATCGAATTGACCTGCGTCTGCTCAGCCTTCAGCGCGATTGAGTTCGACAATTGCGTAATGCTGCTTTCCGCATTGGAAATGGATGTCGTATGGCCATTAACTGTTTTGGTCAGGGCAGAAACAGTCGAAATAATAGAATCGGCTTTTTGGTCGACTTTAGAGGCGAATTGCTGCACAGTATCGATTGCATTGTTTACATCTTCGGGTGCTGGAGTCCAGTCCGTTGCTTTATTGCCTCTCTCGAGTTTAGGTTGCCAGATGACTACATCGATATTATCCGAAACTTTCTCCGTTCTAAGTTGTAACTGAAGGTGCGCACCACCTGTAGAGGAACCGGTTATAACCACCCTTTTGGATTGATTAGGTGCTACGGTTTGTCCCCCGATGCGATTACTATTGATGACAACTGGCTTATCGTTTTTATTCAATACATATACAGATAATGTATAGGTTACGCCATACATTTTTTGTGTATCAGTATCAAACGAGCGATAAGCTTTGATTAAACTTGTGCCGCCAGAAATTTCAAATCTATAAGCTTCTGCTGTTCCCCAATCGCTCACTGCAAAGTTGGGTGTCAATAAAGCTCGAGCCCCACTATATTCTCGAATAAGATCATATTCTAAACTGCGTAGAATTAAATTTCTTCCACCGATGTCCAAAGAGTTTAAATCATTTCTTAAACTGGTCACACTGGTCGATACACCATTAATATCAACGACTAGACTCGATACATCACTTTGAACAGAGGACACTTCACCTGCGAGGGATTCAACAAGTGTCTGTTCTGCCTTTAAAGCAATACTGTTACTCAATTGTGTAATACTGCTTTGCGCATTAGATATGGCCGTCTTATTTCCATCGACCAACTGTGATAAGGAGGAGACACTAGAGATAATCGAGTCCGCTTTTTGATCAACTTGAGAAGCGAACTGTTGAACACGTTCAATACCTGCATCCACATCTTCCGGCGCCGGAGACCAGTCCGTTGCTTTCGTTCCTCTTTCAAGTTTGAATTTTCGAATATGAATGCGAAGGGTATTCGGATCGCCTTGCCCATAAAATTCAATCTGTCCTTGGCCTGTAGAAGTAGCGCTTTTACTGATCGAAATCGGTGAATTGACTCGCTTCCATTCGGTAGAAACTGAAAATGCCTTAGACTGCAGAACAAATTCCGGAGATCCGTTAGAACCGTAAACACGTATGTTTCCATCAGTACCAGTCCCTGCGGCTCTCTCGATTTTCACTTCAAAACTAATCATCAAAGGTTGCCCTACAAGTTCTGCGTAAACATGGCTCAAGTCCGTTTTATAAATGCCATAGGCTGAATTCGAAGCCGTTCTTGTGGTGAACCATTCATCTCTAGTCTCAAGAATCATGTTGCGTCCACCGATTTCCATTCCGTCCAAATCACTCCGCAAACTTGAAACGCTAGTCGATATACCAGTAACACTTACCTGCAATATGGATAAATCATTACGCACCCCAGCCACTTTATTGTCAACAGAAGTCAGCATGGAAGCTTCAGCCTTCAGCTCGATTTGCCCAGCCTGGACGCTGAGCTCCGCATTGATGTCATCCACTTCACCGCTCAATGTGTCCAAAGAAGCCTTGTTTGCTTTTAGTGATATAGCGGAAGCATTTGCCTCTATTTTTGTTTGTTGGTCTGTGATGGTGCTTTCAACATTCGTCAGCTGCGCGATTGTCGTAGACATTGTTCCTTCAAGTACATTTATGTCGGTATCGATTGTTGTCATACGGCCGCCGTTAGCTGAGAGCTCTTGCTCATTCAATGCAATCCGGGACTGAAGGTCGCTTGAAACGTTCTGCAGGCTGTTGATGCGCGTAGTGATTCCAGAAACGTCGCCGCTGATTAAGTTGATGTCACCGAGCATGGCTTCCAAATTACTATCGACTATAGAGAATTTGCCATCAACGTAATTAAGCCCCGCTTTCTCAGCCAAAGACAGATTGATATTAGTAACTGCGTTCTGTAGGTTGCTATTGGCCGTACTGAACTTGCCATCTACATACGAGATGCCGGCTTTTTTAGCCAAATCTTGATTGAATGTTTCGGTGGCCTCTTTCATTTCCGCATCCGTATATTGCTTGGCCGTTTCCTGAATCTTCGCCAATGCTTCTTCCTTCATTTGCTCAACGCTTACGGATCCTTCTGCCAATAACTCGGCCGTCTTGCTCAGCTCTCGCAGTTCCGCTGCCACTTCCGGGCCGAATAGGATATCGTCCGAGATAATTCGGACAGTATTACCGGTCATCTCTTCGGAAAATTCAGATGCAGTTCCACTGAAATTAATCGCTCGCACGCGGAAATAATATTGCTTGTTCGTTTGGCCAACAAAACCGTAGCTGTTAGTCAATCCTTTGAAAACCAAACTTTCCGGATGAGTTGTAAAGCCCTGGACTTCACTGGCGTACACTTCGAATGTTTGTGTATAGTACTCACCTTCGACAAAGTTCCAGTACAATTGGATTGTCTCGAATGACTCTTCCAATTTAACTTCCGGCTTGCTCGGCTTAATATTTGGATACTTATCCGGCCGAACTTCCAGGTCCGGGTTATCCCAAACGCCAGAATTTTCCTTGACCTTTCCAATGATCTTATCTATTTCCGCATCATGATCTGCGTTCAGCGGCAAGTACTGACCGAGAATGGCCTCATCGTATCCCGGATTCAACAAATCCCGTATCAGTTCGATGATCCGCGCCTTTGCCTCGATAGGAGGGGATACTTCATCATCCAACACCGCTGCAGTATCTCCTAGAGAGGCCCGCTCATGCCGGTACTCATCACCCTTCAACCTGAACAGGTCCACAACTCTTCCTTGGTAGTTCGCTATTGGTTGGTTGACAGTTAACAAGTAAGCATAGGTCTTTTCAAGCAAGCGCAGCGGATTTTCTTCTTCGCTGTCCTCGAACTTACCGAATCGATGTCTACGCGAACCGCCGGCACCCGGACGGCCCCAAGTTTCCTTCGCAGTTTCATCTCCTATCCAGTCCTGGCCTTTCGGCTTGTTGATGGGGTCGCCGTTCGAGACTTTCCATTCGATGTCCTTAAAGGTGATGCGCCGCGAATAACCTTCTCCGATTTCTTCTCCCTTACCGTAACCGCGCACTGCCGTTTTAATCGACGTAATGTCAATAGCACGAGTGATTTCAAGCAAATCCTTGCCACGTTCGTATACCTTTCCAGTATCGGCTCCCCGTCGTGCTAACAGATCCACAAATCGACCCGTGATGCGATTTTCATCGATGGTTACGCGATACCGGACTTCACCGCCCCAGGATTCGATGATTTTCGTTATCGCCTCTTTCGGGTTTACTCGATAAAAGTTTGTACTGGCAATACCAAGGTCGGCGACGACCCCTAGTTGCCAGCGAGTGCCGGCTAATGCTTGCGATAAAGCATATCGAGCAGTCTGGTTAGTCGGCCTGATATCTTCGATGTGTTCATCCAGCAGCTCCAGATTCGAGTGTTCGCAAACTGCCTGTTTTTCAGAACCATCCCCATGAATATCAATAATTTGAACAACTTCGTATAATTGAAAATCGCCTTCGATATCTTCGAAAGCGACCAAGTTTCCTTCTTTTAAGTGAATAGCCTTCTTGTCGGTTCCAGTAACGGAAATTTCAAAGAGATGCGTACCATTAATGGCTTCTGTCTGCTTCGCACTTTTAACCAGATCTTCGTCCAAAGTAGCAAGCAACTTTTCATCTGGTCCTAAGATTAAGAATTCCATTGAATTCCTCCTTTCTTCATTTGACGTGGTGTTACAGATACTGCTCGATATACTCCATTGTCACCTCGACACCGCCCCCGGCATTCAAAACGTTTTGACCAGGCTGCAACAATAACCGTTTGAACGGAGTTCGCCAATCCCGTATTGGCATCGAGTCAACGCCGTTTAATTGAACTAACTGCCGTCTGCAGTCGATAATCAGCTGATCGCCTACACCAAAGCTACGAATGAGCCTAAATGTTTGGTTATTATTTGAGATTTCAAAGTTTGTTCTCGCTGCAGTGAACCTTATTTTGAACACAGGAGCGGAAGCTGCCGTGCCGACGTTAATGAGACTCAGTTTACCGGAGACGAAAGCCTCTGATAGGATTTCTCCTTTCTTATAGGGATCTGCACAGACGATAGTCAAAGCCCCTTTTCCTAACGTCCACATTTCTGGAAATTCCACAGTTCCCTCAATCACAGCATATAGCGTTCTTCCTGGATATTTGCTGAACTTTAAAGGTTTCGCCTCCTTGTGAAGCAACCAGAGGGCCATTTCCTCAACGAACTTTTCTTTGTCCACAAAGTTTTTCGAATGAATCACTACCGGCAAAGAAAATTGTCGTCTACTGGTACGTACACTCGTTTGAATACTCCCAGTGCCCCCAGGTAAGTCTTCATATCCCCTCTCAATAGGCGCCCAGGCAGGAAGCGACCAGTCACGTCCTACCGAAAGAAAGTCTTTGGTTATTCCATTAAATTCAATGGTGCTCAAATGATCATCCTCCTCGCGAACGTCTATTCAGATTCTTTTTAGTATTGATTTTTCCATTTGTGATTTCGTATGTTTCTTCAGCCAATACACGCTTGTTAAGCGGAATGGAAACAGTCAAGTTAATTGGAGGATGCGCAGTCGCTTTTTCTGATGACCCAAAGCTGTTTTGAATGCTAGATCCAACCGCAGAAACGTTATCCAACGCTGCGGTTCCATCTCCGGCATAGCTTACATCGTAGTCTCCTGGATTCAGCATAGATTCCATATCGAAACCGAAGTGTTGTCCAACCCGCTTCCACAGGTCAATTCCTTCGGCGCGGTTCGTTACCAATGGGATGATAGCCTCCATGCCCTTCTCAGCAATCCATGCCAACTGCTTCGCTTTTACGATGCCTCCTTTGAAGAAGCCTTCCGGATTGATGTTCTTGCCGTTCCGGAGCACCTCATAGTGCAAATGAGGACCAGTTGAACGACCAGTTGACCCGACAGTCGCAATCCCTTGCCCTTTACGAACCATGTCACCGGCTCCAACCAAGTTACGAGTATTATGCTGATAGATCCGCTCCATGATGCCCGATTTAATTCGAACATAATTACCACGGATGGAGTGAAACGCTGATTGAATGACTTTACCAGCAGCCTGTGCCTTAATTAGTGCTCCTGCAGGCGCTGGATAGTCGGCGCCGTTATGGAAGACTCGCTTACCCAATGTCGGGTGCATCCGCCAACCATAGCTGGAAGACTTCCCGAAGAGTCGGCCAAAGCCAGGAGCCGGACCACCATCATTGCCGAATCCGTCTAATTTACCTTTAATGAAATTAACTGCTCCCGACTTCACTTTATCCCAAGCACCTTTGGCCATATTCGCTACAAAGCCGCCACCACTTGGTTTATTGAGTCCTAGCGTACCTAAAGCGATGTCGAACAGCTTCGATGGATCCTTGATGTAATCGAATATATCAAATGCAGTATCTACCACTTTCTTGCCGCCAGACTTCACTTTTCCCCAAAGATGAGTAGCCGTTTCCTTTACTTTCCCTATTGTTCCATTTGCATATTTCGGGATATTCGCTAGCATAGATTTCGTTTCTTTAGCACTCCAGACATGTGTACCTTTTTTGAGATTAGCAATAACGTTTTGGCCCTTCAGCATGTAAGTGGAGCCGTTTGGGTCACGAATCAATTCAGGTCCCGCATTCGCCCCTTTACCGTCGTTTACTTGTGCAAGACCACCGGGATGGCCGTCTGTTCCGTGCGCATATTGAGGAATCGGCCATTTATCAATGTAACTCTTTTCATTAACCCCGATTTTTCCTAGAACCCAATTGATTCCGCCAATAACGCCATTTACACCTTTCCCAAGGGTTGTGGCCAAAGAATTAATTACTTTTGTAGTTCCGGAAATCACTTTAGATGCCATCTTCCCTATACCGTCACCAATGCGTTTCGGTAGGCCCTTTGCCAAGGTTACAATGTCTGAAAAACGACCTTTCACGACGTCGTAGACCTCTCGGAATATATTTGAGAACCAGGTCTTGATGTTCTCGAGTCCGGTTTTCACCGTTCGAAACATTGAACTAAAACCAGTCGTAAAAGCCGTTTTCAAGAAGTTTATCGTTCCGCTTGTAATACTCTTTAATGCGGACCAAATACCTTTGAAGAAGTTGAGAATATTAGTGAAAACTTTTGATGTTTCATCAGCAATTTGCTTCCATCCAGACTTAATCGCTGTCCAAGCGCCCGTAACTCCACCGGTAAATATGCCTTTTACAGCTGTCCACATCGTAGAAAATCCACTTCGAAAAGCGATAATGAATGCTTTTGCTCCTCCGAGAATTTTTCCGTAGAAAGTCAATTGAACAAAGTTCCAGATGAAATTAACAGCTCCCGAAAATAGCTGCTTCACACCTTCCCACATTTTTTTAAAGTCGCCGGTGAAAAGGCCAGAGAAAATCTTCACGACGCCCATAATGATATCTAACGCCCCGGTAATGACGCCCTGAATATTCCCCCATACGGACTTAATGAGCGCAAGCACAAACGGCATAACAAATTCGACTATATTAAGAATAAAATCAAAAACGTTTCGAACGGCATCCATAATCTGCTGTCCGTCTGACTGCCAAAAAGCCACTATCTTTCCTACCATGTTGCCTATAAAGGAGACGACACCAGACACCGCAGACTTCACTGACGGCCATAGGTTAATTAAGACTTCCTTTACTCGATTGAAAATAGCGGATCCATGCTTGTCCCAATTATCACGCAGGGTTTGAATATAGCCGGCGACAAAGCTAAGGGCTATGCCGACTCCAGTTTTCACTCTTGGCCATAGATCAATTAAATACTGTTGAACATAATCGCCTGCTTGCTTCAGTATTGGCATGATCGAATTCTTGAAATCGATGAATGTATCTTTCATAGATTGGATTGCTGATGTGACCCCAGACCAAGTATCTGGACCGAGACCCCAAGCCCAAAAGATGTTTTCGACAGTTTCATCCTCGCCACTGATCACGTCTTTCAATGCGCCAAACGCATTGCGGAATGGTTCGATTGCATCTTTTGCGCGACCTATTGCTCCACTAACCCGATCGAATGTTGCGCCGATTTTATCGCCAATGGCTTCTGCATCAATCTTTTGAAGCGCACCTGTAGCTGCCTGAATGCCTTTTACGGCAACAGCTAATACAGGCGTACCAATTTTGGCTTTGAAATCTTCCCAAGCTTGGCTCATGTTACCCATGACGTTCTCCCAGCCATCCGACTCGCGGGCGGCTTGGCCAAGTGCACCAGAAACTTTGTTTGCGTCTTCAACCATTTGTAAGAGTGTCAATTGCTTTTGGGCTTCGTCCAAATCATTGAATGATTTGCCGTATAGATCGTTTGCTGCAGCGTTACGGCTTGTCTCTGTGGCAGATAGTCCAAGAGCCGCATCGTTCTCATAGTTCCCTTTCAAGAATGACTGCAAGCTTTCTGTCGTATCCTCAAGTGATCTGTCATAGAAGGCCGCACTATCGGCAATCGCTCTCATCGAGCGGTCGGCTAAGTTCAAAGAATCGGCAGTGTCCATACCGCCAGTTTTCGCGAACGCCGCGATTTTTGTGAAGCTTTCTTTCATACGGTTTTCGAGGATGGATGCTTCGCCAGAAATAGCACCGAGCCGTTCCGCTGCTTCGCCTTCCATGTCTCCAAAGACCGTAGAAAATTGAGCTTCAACCGCTTTAGCTGAACCTGCCGTGGCAGCTAGTTCAAAACCGAAGTCTTTTATCTTATCCACTGCGAAAGCCGCTGCCGCTATACCAACAAACGTCTTCAGCTTGCCGCCGAGTTTCCCGACACTACCTTCAGCAACGCCAGTTTCCTTTACAGCTGCATCCCCGAAGTCCTTCATTTCGCCGGTGGCATCTTCAAGTGCACCGTCTACATCTTTGGCCGCGTCTTCCAACGCATCCATGTGTTTATCCGCTTTCTTTACATCTCGACCCATTTCATCGAGCTTATTTCCATCGCCGAGCTTATCGAGCTCACCATCGAGCTTCTTAGCTGAATCGCTGACCTTTTTCATAACGCCAGTCGTATTCTTGGCACTTGTAGATAAGTCGTCGAATGGATCAATCGCATTTAGAACTTGGAGTGATTTCTTCCCGACATTCTCCATATCGCGGAAAAAATCGCCCATGGTCTTACGAGCCTTCTTCGTATTGGCTGTAACTTCGATATTACTTCTACCACCTGTGGCCATATTCTCCCTCCTTTCTTTGGCAAAATAAAAAAGCCGGAATTACTCTCCCGACTTCCACCAATTTCCGCCAACAAATTCTTCTTTCTTTGGCTCTGCTTTTTTCTTTTGTTGTGTCTCTTCATACGTAGGAACCAATTCATTAAAGTTTTCGCCCTGGTTGAACAAACTATCTACCAGCAGCATTAAGCCCTTATGATTCTCGATGGTCCGCTTCCGGCTCTCAGAATACTTCTCTTCATGAGCTTGCTCTGCTTTCCGATTCAGCCATTCGAGAGTATGTTCCAAAACGTATTCTTCTTTGTAGCCAAAATGCGAAGAAACAAAGCCGATTTGATCAATGATTTTATCTATCAGCTCATCGTATGTTAGTCGCTGACTTCCGCTCTCACTTCCTCCGGCTGATTCTCCTCCGCTTCTGGGAACCGCTCTTCCATCCACTCCTGAATCACTGTTTGCATGTCCGGAATCTCCACCCCATACATCTTGTTCGCTAGGTGCCGGACTTGAGTAAAAGTTTTGCTTAGGTTCGTGTTTTCCACTAATAGAATCAGAACATCCAACATTTCGTTTAGGTCGAGCTTCAATGCCTCTTCGTCATCTACTTCAAGGATGATCGCGATGACGCGAATCAGTTGCTCGTCTTTTAATTCATCTACTACAGCGACGATGCGTTCTAAACTTGAAATTTCGTCGTTCTTCAGTGTTTCTCGAACGCGACTATAAATACGCACGCCATCGGTACCGATGAACTTTACAATTCCGATAATCTTTTTTAAATCAAGGCGAGGAACGTCGAATGACGTTTCCTCACCTGTGATGTTAACAGTTCCGATAATTGGATTAATATCGAGCGATTTCAGTTTGTTCTTAGCCATGAATGATTTTCCTCCCAGTTAGATAGATTCTTCGATTTCGTAATAAACGTTTTCATCATCAGCGACACCGTCTTCAGGGAACGCTGTAAGTGAGAGCGGCAATAGGCGTTTGTTTTTGTTGAAGCTTTGCTCCTTGTCGTCGCCTGTGACTTGTACTTTGCGGATAACAGCCATGTACAACGAGCCGTCTTTCTTCTGGCTGATCAATGCATAGCGGTGATACGGCACGTCGCGTTTTGTCCCGTAACCAATACGCTTAGTCGGCAATGCAAGGACTGGAGAAACCGAATCAGTGATCTCATAGGCTTTTTCAACGCCCGTTTCGAGGACCACTGTGCCTTCGTTAACGGATGCGATTTTCTTCAGTTCGCCGCCTGTAAACTCGACCCATCCTCCGACTTTGAATTCAGCGTCCGGAGTCGTAAGGGTAATAATTTTCGCCCCTGCAGCAAGTGCGCCGGCCAGCGCCTGCGTCGTACCGATTTCAGCGGTAGTCTCAATGATTTCACCGCCGACCAATGCCAGCTGACGATTGACCAGCGTGTTTTCAGCTAGGCTGGTTGTGAGGGAGTGTGCGTAGCTTGTCACTTCTGTGTCAGCTGCCCCCATGACTTGATCCACTTCGAAGTCTTCAGTGGTAAAGCCTCGAGAAATTGCGATTCCTTCGCTTGTCGCGCCAAGATCCCGCCATCCTGCTTTCAGTTCGAAAGGCGATGACGTGTCCATGACGTCACTGATGCGAGTCGGAGCTGCAACGTGAAGATCTGCGACTACTAGGCGACCCGGGCCGCCAACAAAGTTCTCTGAATTAACTTTATGAATATCTGGTGCCATTATTTAACCTCCTCAAATTTCCAAGAATCCATCTGCAGCAATTTATCCGCGACTTCTTTCGAAACATCGCGACCTACAATAAGCGTTTGCCCATTGTAAATATCCGTTTTTTCGTTCTTTTTCATGCCATTCTGCACCCGCAAAGCGGCGACACCCGTGTTCTTTTCCTTCGGGCCTTTGCAAACGATTTTGTTAAGCTCTGCTGCTTTCTTTTCCTGTTTAGGTTCTGCCATCTTATTTCCTCCTATGCTTCAATATGTTCGAGTCTCATATAGACCCACGCTTCAAACGAACCGGTCTCGTCGTCTTTGGAAGGTATTGGGTTGCCTTCGCGTTCGCACCAGGCGCCCCTCAACTCATCGATGCTTGCCGCTTCCCTCTCCAACAAAACCATCGCTCTAATGAGCCCAGCCATTGCTGCTGCTTCATCGGGCGAGCGACAGATCATTTGGATACGAGAAAAGCCTACACCGCCCGCAGAGCGGACGAGTAGGCCTTCTTGAATGTTGGATTGAAAAGTATTCGCATCGACATGATAATCGGTACGGTTATCAAAGAATCTTCGTACCGGAGGAATCGGATCTTTATAAGCAATCATTTAACCCACCTCATATACCTAAGATTCTTTTGATTTGCTGATCGCCCACTCGGTTCATCCGGTCCTGTGCCCGGTCCAACCCGCGAGCCATTAAGTTGTATTTCTTCTCAAGAACCGGAGCGTATGGAACAGATGAGCCGATTTTCAAGGTGGTTTGTTCATTCTCTTCGACCATCTCATAAACCACGTCCGCTTCAGTCGCCTTCGGACCGTCTTTCTTTCCAGAGACATTGGTCACGTAGCCGATAGAGTTGATAAAAAGGGACGTGTCGATATGGTCGTCTTCCATGACAATCTCCTTGGTTTCATCAGCCCACACCATCCCTGCCGCTTCAACCGCTTTCTGCCTGGCCATCTTCATGTTCTTCTCGGAGAATTGACCCGCCAATTCCTTAGGCATCTTGAATTCAAAGTTCATTGCGCCTTCAGCCATTCGAATCACTCGCCTTCTTCAAAGAAACTTCATGATGGTGCAGCCGCTTCAGACCGTATGCCGGCTTACTGTCTTCCACGATGTGGGTGCCTTCCAAAAGAACATTGTTTTCCTTGTCCCGGATATCAGAGAAGCGTGTTTGCTCCGTAAACGTTTCATTCGGGGCTAGAAATAGCATGTTCGTGGTAAGGACATCCGTGCCATACGTGTCTGATGACTTGAATTGTTTCACTAAGTCCGAGCGGCAAGGAACGTCGGTTTTCACCACATCTTTGTAAATAGGTTTGCCATATTCGGTTTCCCCTACCTTTTGGCCAGGCGTAAACGTCGTACATCGGTGAATCAATAATCGGCGTAAGCTCACCGCGTACCACCACCAGAGCCGAACGTCGAGAAGAAGAGCGGCTTTAGAGCAGGAGAGGGGCGCAATGAATAAAGGATTTGATCCAGTTCCACTACGCCCGTGGCTTCCCCTGACTTCGCGCCTTTCGTATAAGAATAAGAACCGATTTTCTCGGTCTGCACATTATCGAATGCCTCTTCTTTCATGTCCGGTTGATCCTGGAACCAAAGATATTCAACAAGAAGGATGGTGCCTCTTCTTAGATCCGCGATTTTATCGGGCTCTTTCTCTTCTGCAAAGCTGCGGCCAGTGAATCTCCGGATCCATCGCTCCGCTCGCTCAATCAATTCTTCGACCTTTTCGTTATCCATTTCATGAATTTCATCAAAGGCAACACGCTCTTTCACTTCCTCAACGGTTGCAAATGCCATATTACTTCACCTCGACAATAAACCCGGCTTTAATACGAGCCATCAGGAATGACGACGGATTCTCTGGAAGCTCCTTCTCCTGATCGTCTGCCAAAGTGAAACCGACTTCCTGATAAGAAGTCTTTGGTTCTTTTAACCGATATTTCTTGGCGGCCTTCTCTTCCGGAACGTCAGAAGGAGACGGTGGGGATTCATCCCCGGCCGCCTCCCGCTCCGCTCGCAAGTCTTTTTGCAGCTGATCCAGCTCTGCTTGCGTATTCTCTTCAGCAAGCTTTTCTGCTTCGTACCCTTTATCGGGGAACTCGTTCACGATTTCATCTGCTGTATCGATTTTAGCCATTAGGCTCTCCTCCTTATCGTGCTGTGTCCAGTTTGATGATCATACGTGCGTTCTTATCGAATGGCACGTAGTCAGAAGTGACGGTTGCGTATGAACCTTCAACCTGCGTCTTCGCGTTACGCTCGTTTTCAACTGAGAACGGCTTGTACTGGTATTCAGCAAGCGCGAAGCGTGTATCGACAACCATGATGCGGTCATCCGGCACAGACTCGGAAATGAATGGAGCCATGCGAAGCATATCCGGCATATCGCCATTCTTCAGCTCGTTCAAGAAGATCATTTGACCGTTATCTTCTTTCATCGTCGCCCACTTCTCAGCAGTTTTCAGGTTCATGACGGCACGGTTGTAAGTAAAGCCGTGCTCTTGGTTCCCGTATTGAGCGGCATACCAAATATCGGACATCTTCCAGTCGCTGGCCGTTTTAACGCCAACTGTCGGAGCGGCATCAGTGCCGTCTTTAAAGTACCCGTTCAACAAACGATGAATTGCGAGCTTTTCATCCGTGCGGCCCATCTGCAACCCACGCTTGCGCAAGTGCAACGCCAACATATCGAAGCGCATAGACTTCGCCTCATCCGTGATTTCAATACCGCCACCGCGCTTGTAAACAAAGATCGTGTGATTCGTATCGAGCTTGATGGAGACGACCGGAATTGGCGCACCCTGGCCAACAAGAGATAGATCAAGGTCATCGTTCTCTTTGTTTTCGATTTCATAGTACTGATAAGACATCTGGTCCATCGAGATTGTCTGAGCAATCAGCTCGCTTGCGCGGCCTGCAGCCAAATACCCTTCACGGAAACCGTCTTCCAATACGGCGTTAAATAGCGGCTTCGTATTATCGTTTTCATACAATGCGCGAGCTTGCATCGGCCCGACATCCGCAAAGCCGAGTGAACGAATGGCATCTTTTACCGTTACGCCTTGTTGATCTAAGTAAGCGCGGAATGTAGCCGAGCTGTTTTTACCCATCAAATCAGGCGCTTGCCCTGCAATTCGACCATCTGCTCCCGCTGCATCTTTGATTGCTGTTTTAAGTTCAGTCCCGTTTTTAAGTTGAACGACTTCCCCGCGGCTGTTTTTGATTTTGTGTTTGAATTCCATTAGTTCCCCTCCATTATGGCAACAGTACTTCGACTGTGCCTTTCGCTGTATTTACCAATGCCACAAATGTTCCGTTTGCTGCTGCAGCTACTTTTACGCCGCCAGTTGCATCTGCCACCACTGAATCACCGACTTCAATTGCTCCTGAATACTTGAATTCTGCATTGCGTGAGAATCCGTAAGCATGTACGCCAAGCGGCACATCTGGATCCGTGACAGTGTGCTTAGCTACCAATTGAACTTGATCTCCATCCGCGCATTTCACTGCGTGGTACGCTCCTGTTGTTGCGAGTTTCAAAGGCGCTCCGGCTTTTACCGGCGCTTCCTGCGTTGCCTCTTGTGCGAATACTGTGAGTGATAGACCATAGCTATCGGGTACAATTCCACCGCGTTTGTTCAACATTATTTCCCATCTCCTTTATATGTTTCAGATACGATGACATCATCATCGCCATCAGCCGCCTGTTGGCGTCCAGCTAGCTTCTCCGCTTCTGTTTGGCGGCCTGGCGTGAACCGTTCCCCTGCCATCGCATCGTATGCTTCAATTTCTGACTTGATGTATTCGATATCTGCAGAGCGAGACAGCATGTTTTTATACGGCTCCGATTTGAAGCCTTCGCCTTGCGCACGGACACGAGCCTTCACTGCTTGGTCGACAAGATCAGTTACGTACTGGCGCCCCTGCTCCGCCTCTTCCTTCATTTTCTTCACGCCATCAACAGATGCCGCATCTCCAAGCTCATTGCGAATGGCGATGTCGTCCGGCTGGCGGAACTTATCCCCCGCCCCGTCAAGTACTCGGTAAGCTTCCGCTTTGTCGAGTGTATTTTCTGTAATGGCCGTTCTCATTTGTGCAAGTAAATCCATATTCAATCCTGCTCCCTTCTTATTTTGCGCAATATAAAAAGAACGGCTTCCGTCGTCCAGTCGAACGTCGAATCGCTGCTCCAGCTTATGCACTTTATTCATTTCCATTTGGCCTTGCTTCACGTAGTCACGCGCTTTATCGATGTACGCGTTTGGTGTAGATCCCTTGTAGACTGTCGAGACTTCTCGTAATCGTGCATCCACGATCCACGCGAATGATACGCGCCCGTTTTCGTCTTCCAGTCCAGGAATATGCGGACAGTCCGAATTCCACAGGTCTTTGCCGCAGCTACCGCACCGATACGACCCGCCAGCGAAGCCAACCGACATATCGCGGACGATGCCGGCTTTGATTTGCCGAATGGTGTCATCCGTTTTGTTGCCGTTTGCCGTAATGCCGCGCATAATGTACCAGCTGCCACGAACGGCATTCGATAGCCCGCTCTCGTCGCCTACAGTGGTGACCTCTCCGTCATAGGAGCGGCCGTAAGGATTCACGTAAACGTTATGGCCTTCCTGCAAGCTGACGCCGTTCTTCAAGTCGTCTGCGTAATTCCGCAGCGTTGTAACTGGATCCATTCGCGTAAAGTGCGAGTCCATTCGATCATTCGAACAGTTCCCGCTGAATGTAAAAATTTCAGATGCTTCAACCGGCTCCAATGTATGTCGATTAATCTTTTCGAGATCGATATCGGTTTTCGGTGCCTCTTCTGCCGAAAGCGTGATTCTTGCCGGCAAATGGAGTACTGTACTTTCCCCCAAGTTTATTCACCTCCCTTCAGCAAATACTCTTCGCCTTGCAGTATCCGTTTGTACCAGCAGCGGCACTGGATGACATTCGAAGCCGATGCCCCTCGTGAGGAATCGCCCGGATACATCATCTCTTCCGACTCCCCGTTTCCGTTTTCAATCAGGAAAGGTTCGTCAAAAGCAACCGTTTGGCCACTCGCTTTCCGGTGCCCTGGGCGCGTCCGGTCCTGCCTGGCAGATTTCCAAGTCTTCCCGATTACCAACCCGCTTTGCCGGTCTGAATCGTTCTGGCCGGTGCGGGCCGCTCCAATCATTTCAGTTCGAGCGATTACTTTGGCTCGGTTCTTGCTGAAAGATTGGCTTTCTTCCAGCGCTTTTGCTGCTTTATCAATGGTGTACTTGTCATCCGCTACAGTGTCCCAGAGATCCATAATGACATCTTCGTCAGTTGCATCTTGAATGAACTCAGCGGAGCGGCGTGATCGGTCGCTAAGTGCTCGTAGCAACTTCTCATCCCGCGGATTGAACTCAACTGCAGTATCAAAGGTGAGCACGTTCGCCATTCCGCCTTCAGTAGCAGCGAGCTCGATCCAATCGCGGCCCAATTCATCCCACAGTGCCAATTGCTCGGAACTGTCATAAAGGATATTCGCCCGGACCCAATCGCCGAAAGCTTCAATAGCTTCCTGCTCAGAAGTCAGGGGCGTGCCAGCTGCTCGCATTCGGTCGATGTACGCCTTGCGTTGGAACTCCAAGAACCGACCGAAGGCGTCTTCCGCTTGATCCGTCAGTTCTGCTACTTGCTCGGCCCAGGGCTCTTCTGTTTCGCTGATGAATGCATCTGCGCCATCTTCAATATCATCTTCATCAGCTCGTGTCTTTCCCATCATTCGCGCTGCGCTGGTCGGCGGCCGGAACGAATTAAGAACCGGATTGCTCACGGAAGGAGCGGGACCAACCGCATCATGGCCAACAACATCGTTTGCCGCTTCGTTATTATCAATCCAACCTTGATTTACTTGGTCTCTCTTCGTGGTCGTCCGGATTTGCTCGGCCTGCGCCTCTTGCATGGCATTTCTGACCGGCAGTTCATTGAACGTGACCTTTGCGCGACCTTGAAAGCCATTCACCTGCAGGTAAACATTAAAAGACCGCTCCATTAGGCGCTTGATTGTTCGCTGGATGCTTTTCACACCCGCAACAAAGATTTGCCATTGGACGGTCCCATGAGTTTCTGTCGTGCCTTCATTGCGGCCAAGTAGAATCGGCAGCATCTTCAGAGCGGAAACGATTTGCTGATTGATGACCTCAATCACTCGAGTAGCATCCATCGATTTACTGCCCGCTCCGCCTGTAGTCGTGATTTTTACTGAATCGGTATGAATAAAGTCTGCATCAGGCTCGAGCTCATTGAAATGCTTCTCCATATCGGCGATAAAGCCCTGAACGAAATCTGATACCTTCTCCGGATCATGCTTAATTTCGTCTGGCAATGCGCCCATGATGCTCTCTTCCACTATGGAGATGTCAAAGCGTTCATAGCCTTGATGATGAATCACCCGCTGCAGGTCTTTGAGAACTTGCACCTGGAAGAAAACAATCTGCAGAATCGGCAGGAGCGGCGCCCGCCCGTGCGGATCTCCAACATCAGGATCCAGCGGATAATAAAAAACAGTCTCCGGATTCAATACTTTGAGTGATCCGTCAGACTGCCGCTGTACCATATTCATTTTCAGTTCTTTGTCATGCATAAAATCGATAGACGTCGCTTCTACCACGTGAATGTCTACCACATCGTTCAGCTGCTCATTCAATTCGACTTCTGCAGCAAAGCCGCCGCTCGTGTAACCCGATAGTGTCCACACGCCGACAAGCTGGTCCATACCTCCTCCATAGAGAGGGCCGACCCGCTTCGCCAGGTCTTCGAGCTTCTCAGTCATTGCATCGTCTGTTGTTCCATCAGCCCGTACCGCCTCGACTTCGAAACCGCTGTTGACTAACCGAATCAAGTTCCAGATGGCCATGCTGGCATCCGGGTTCAAATCCCGAATCACTTTCAAGCTATCGATTACTTCTTTGGAGCTGTACGATTTTCGACTGAGCACCTTTTCATAAAGGCCCCACTGCTGCTCCCACTTAAAAGCGGTTTGCTTTGTCTGTTTGGTATTAGTCGCTGCTGCTCTTACATGCTTCCTCAAACTAGAATCTCTCTTGGTGTTTTTGATATTAAACCAATCATAGAGTCCCAACCACTCACCCCCTTCTTTTAACCCCGCCAATCATCGGCGGCGCTACATATTTCTTATCAGCTGGCGGCTCATGCCAGCGGGACAATGCTTGTGTCATTCCATCAACATCATCATCGTTTTTTCCATAAGGAAACGTACTGAATTCGCCAATATAGTCGTGAATCCAAGGTGCAATTGAGCCGTCCGGCAAATACACATTTCCCGCTTCTACTTCTGGAGCGACCGCTTGAGCACGGACCACCTTACCGCCTTTCGGATTTACTGGAATAAGACCAGGTATTTCTTGAGTCAGCAATTCGATGACTGCGGTCCCGTTCGCCTTATCCTCAACTAGCTTTGCCCGAGCTTGAGGCCATTTAGCTGACATTGTTCGGATTGCCTGCATTGTTGCTTTCAGGCCCATTCGTTCTTTCACACGGTCCAACAAATACTTATCCGCTCCAATACGGCCCCATATTTGACCAGAAACAAAGTCAGATGTTTCAGCATCTTTGAACGTACAATCCCATGATTGAATGATTTCATCGAAATGAGCAGGAGCCGCTTTATAGTATTTCCACCAATTGCGTTTGAAGATGGTACCGCCTGCTGGAGCGGGACGTTGTTGGAAGAGTGCGTTCCATGTTCGGGTTCCGACTTCCTTCTGTTTGTCTGCTGCCCACTTTTCGTCATATCCCAGTTCAGGACAAAGCGACTCACCGATTTTCCGACCGAGTAAATCATCTTCGTCCTCAGCAATGGCCGGCATACGGATCCGCTCCCAATCGTGAGGAGAGCGCTCGAGTAAGCGGCCAATAATATCGTCCTCGTGCCACCGCGTCATAATGACAATGACTGAAGCATTATTGTGCAAACGGGTAGAAAGCGTCGACTCCCATTCATCCCATACCGTGTCGCGAATCGTTTGCGAGTTTGCGGCCTGGGCATTCTTGAAAGGATCATCGATAATCAGCAAGTCGGCACCTTGGCCAGTAATAGAGCCGCCAATACCCGTGGAGATCATGCCACCATCTTCAGCAGCTACATCCCAATTACTCTGAGACGAATTGCTTTGCGATAATGAAACCCCAAAAAGCTCGGGACCGTACTCTTCCAGCTTTGACCGGTTGAGGCGCCCAAACTTTTTGGCTAATGTATCAGAATAGGAAGCGGCAATGACTCGCTTGTTCGGGTTTTTGGACAGGTAATAACTTGGGAAGCTCTCAGTCACCGTCATTGATTTGCCGTGCCGAGGAGGCATTTCGATGAACATATACTTCTGTTTACCTTGAGCAATTGGCTCTAATCGATCAGCAATGTATTCGGTGTGCCGGAAATGCTTATAATTCCCGCGATGTACATGGACCACATAATCACGATAGGAGCGGCGAGCCAGTTCGCTCTGTGCTTCCCACGCCAGCTGCTTCCGCTGCTTATCCGTCAGTTTGAGCAAGTTTCCTCAACTCCTCGACAGGTACGCTCGAAAGGTCCAGCTTGTTTTCCAGTCCACCACTGTGGTTGATTTCCTGTTTATCCCTCCACTGATCAGGCTTGCGATTCTTCAGCCAAAAGATTTGAGCGGTAACATCAGGATGAACTTGTTTCGTAACTACTTTCGTGACAGTCAGTTCCTTACTCTTTTCGAATGCATCTTCATCCATAAGCAATTGGATCATTTTGATGTAGTCACAAATACGCGACTCCCGCTTTTCTGAATAAAACTCTTGCTTGCGATACCATTCTTCAAAGTTGGAATCATTTTTAGAACTGTTACATCTGGTGCAGCAAGGAATCGTATTGTTTTTTATGAGCATTCCGTTTTGCTTTAGCGGAATCAAATGATCTTTCGTCATCGGCTTCTGCTCACCACAATAGGCGCATTCACTATCAAAGAAAGCCAGCGCTCTTTGCCAATCTGCTTCAGTTAGCACGACCACATGATCGTGACCGCGATTCTTTTGCAAGTCACTGTTTGCCAATAACTCCTTTGTTTTCTCTTCATAGGAGTAGCCAAGTGCTCGTTTAAGCAGCGCATTCTCTACTTGCCGGTCGACAACCTTCTTGCCCTTTTTTAAGGCGTCGGAAATGTCGGGATACTTCTTCTTCCAGGTGTAAAGAGTGTCCCGGTTAATTCCAATGTTATAGGCAATCTGTTCATCGGTTAAACCGTCTCTTGCCCATCCCTCAATCAGTAGTAATCCCTCTTCCGTTACCCATTCAAGATACTTCCCTTTAGCCATCTTTCTATCACCCACTCTCGCGCTATTCGCTTTTCTAGACATAAGAAAAAGCATCCCAAAGGATGCCTGTTTTGATTACCAATTTGTTGTTACTTCAATAGCTGAATACCAATAAATCACTATAAGAAGAACTAAAGTTATAATCTTATATTTTTCTAAGCTCTCTCTGTAAAGCATCTTTTGATAATGCAGAAGTGAAATAATGACGTGATGAGATTGTTTCCAAATCTTCCCCTACTACAATAATTTGAAGTGATCCTCCAGGCAAAACAACTTCTTTTAGACATTCGTGCATTTTTTCATCTACTAATGTTGATGCTACAATATTTTCTTCTGGTTTGTCTACATCAATAGCTAAAGTAAATCCAATGGCATTGTATTCTTCGAAGTACCGAACACTGGTGCCGACCTGTTCTTTACTTTTCAAGTGCCTTACTTTTGAAGTTGTTTCTTTTACGATAACAACAAGTTGACTTGTCTCTGGCACGTAGACAAATTTACTCTCATCTATCTGTAACTGAGAGGCTTGCTCTATCATCTGGTCTATCGAAATTGATTGATCTTTCATTTATATTCCCCCTTTACTATAGATTACTACATAAAAAGGAAATAATATATAATTTGTTAAAAATAACCTATATAGAAGCGGGGCTGTGGGAGGGACTGTTCACACGAACGCATCCCCTCTTTTTTCTCCCCTTCATATATAGTGAGTTCGTACGTCAAGCGTACGTCAAAACACATTAAAAGCTACCTCTGAACCAAAAGCAAAATAAACTAAAAATCCGATGGCAAACCCTGCCATCCAGCCAAGTTTATCTCTCAAAACCAAGTTACCTATAATGCCTCCAACTACCGTGCAAATTATTGCTGCTAGACCGATATCCCACAAAAGCAGAATTATATTAACTACTCCCTGGAAAAACACGCTTAAATCTAAATTCATCTTTCACCTCCACTCCCCCTCTAAAATTAAATCATCGTGTCATCTTAAAATCTATGACAAAACTAATTTTTCTATTTTTTTCTTAGCTCGATCCACATACTGCTGCACAGTTCTTTTTTTAATACCTACTTCTTGAGCAATCTTCCCCATACTAATGCTTCCTGCAACATACAAGACGTAGCATTGCCGCTCCCGGAACGATAAAGAGGCGAAGATGTCAGCCATAATGATTTTCTCTTCAGCAGACATATAGAGATGCTTCGGGCCTTCTTCAATCTGGTCGGTGATGTCCGGAATGAAGTCCATGCTCTGGAATGATTGAGACTGATAGATTCCTCTTTTATCCGCTCCGCGGTAATTGTTCGGATCTCTTCCAGTTTCCAGCCACTGCAGCACAAAATCCATTTCATCAATCATGCTATTGTATTGAGTTAAATCGAGTTTGTTCTGCGGATCTTCTTTATTCAATTTCGCTCTTTTTCGAATCAGTTCGCCCCGGTGCTTCTTATACTGCAATATCATTTCATCCGCCCAAATCATCATCTTCTCTCTCCTATCGATTACGTCTGATTGCCCCGCCTTTTGCTCGTCTGAATGTATCTCGATTACTTCCCATGATTTCCGCCCATTCTTGATTTGTGAGCTGTTCTTTCGACTTCTTGCTTGTATTTGTATTTGCTGGTGTTCCCGTGTTTCCTAAGCTTGCTGAAAGTTCTTTTTTTCTCAGTTGGTCTTGAATCGTTCGCATTCCTTGCACTCTCCTTTTCTAAAAATAAAAAAGAGGACACAAAACAGCGGTTATGCTGTAATGTGTCCTCCAGTTGGCTGGTGGGACTAATATAATTTGATGTTATTTTGATTAACAACTACTACATCGTAATTTTTAATTGCTAACTTAATTTCACTTTTATATCTATGGTGATTCAACGCATCATAATAAACTTCAAATAATACTTCATTTTTATTTATAAAATCGTGTTGTATTGAAAAGCTTAACTCGTCATTTTTTTTAAAATGCATATATTCAAAATCCTCTATTTGACTTTCAGCATCAACAAAAGAAACAGGAGTTAGATTTTTATTAACTAGTTTAAAGTGTATTGCATTCAGACTTTCTTCCGTCCACCCATCGACTGTATATAAAGGCAGAAAGCTTTTCTCGTGATCCTCTTTCTGTTCCTCATACATTTTCAAAGTCAAATTCGCCGCTTTTCCTGCTGCTTCAGCAGATTTTGCAGCATATACAGTTGTTACTAGTGCAATAATGGGCGAAAGTATAGAAGCGGCAATTAATAACCAATCGGACCAGTCCTTAGTTGAGCTCGTATTAAACACGTCAAACCAATCTTGTTTCGTCAAAACTTTCTCCCTCCCAAAAGTCACTTACCTAACCTATCCATCGTGCAACTCGATATATGTTTCTTATGAGGAGGTGTATGGACCTAATCTTAGTTTGCCATTGCTGATTAATAACCATTTTAGCTGGTGAGATAACATTAAATTTTATAATTAGCTTCCATAGGTCATCATACTAAGAGAATATTTTCAATTCTATTTTTGAAAAAACTTAGTTTTTCTATAGGGTACTCATGTAGTAAATTGGTTTTAATTAAATCTTTATCCACTACAGTGTTTACTGAAATTGAACTAACATACTTAATTAAGGCTTCAACTAGATATTTTCCACTTATCAATTGATGATAGTTGGTCTCTCCTTCGTTTAAAAAATATTCTTGTACTTCTTGATATGCTTCCCCTATACTTAAATCATTTTTCTCAGAAAATAATTCTTCTACTGATTCAATATAGCTTTGAATTTGTTCCGGGATTATTTGATACCCACCATTTGCCAGGTATCTGTGAGGAGAGATACTACAATTACTTCTCAAATCGTATTTAAATGCGACGGCATAACTTAAAAAAAGTTTTTCAAATTCCAAGAATGTATAACGCATCCACCAATCCCAATTAAGTTTTTCATCTAATTGCTCTGGATCGTATGACTGCATTCTGTGTTTCATCAAAGACATCGCGCCTTCTTTTGAAATTAGATAATTTTCGATAGTATAATATTCATGCTGTATTAAATTATTATGATTAGGTACTTGTTCGCCTTTTAAATGATCGTAATCTCTGTCAACTATAAATGCCACTTTATTCTTAGTTCTCTTCTCTATACTTTTCCATTTTTCGAACTGTAAAAGAACATTTTTTTTACTATTCATTGGGAAAATCTTTCCGATAGTGACTGTTTTATTAAAAATTTTATTTACTATAATTTCGTACATAACATTTAACTTTTCATCTTCTATAAATAAAAATAAATCATATTTTTCTTGCTTTAGAACAATCTCTGCTAAATATGCATTTTCTTTTCTAGTTGGAATCCCATTCAAATTAATTCCCCCTTAATTTGAACAGTATTCGATACAAAATCTCCTATTATATCTGGAGAGTGAGTAGCTACAATAATTTGAGTATTATCGCCTTTTTCGACAATGGAAGGTAATAATTTTGATTGCCAATCTATATGCAAAGAAAGTTCTGGTTCATCAATAAAAAGTATTTTCGTATCATTTTTATCAAATTTTATGATTGAAAAAATATAAAACATGATTAATTGTTTTTCACCTGATGACAGATGATTCAAACTAATTTTTTCGTTTTTCTTAACTGGTGAGAAGCTGAACTCTCCTTCTCTCCTGTCATAAATTATTTTTTTATCTGTTTCTTTAAAGAGCTCATTTATAGAATTAATAACACTATTAGATTTCTCTTTAAGATCGTCAATGGCTCTTTTCAGTGGCTTAACTTTTTCAACTACACTATGTAAGTTTTTTAACTGAGCAGTTGCATACATGTAATCAAAATAATCAGAAGTTTCTTGGAAATTCAACTTCCCTTTACTTAATAAGCTAAGTCTATCTTTGTTTTGATATATAGTATTAAGTTCTATTACATTTTCTTTAAGCTCTCTAAATATTGGGTCACTGAGTTCTTTAATAAGGCTTTTAAAATCATTTTCTGTACTTTTCATGGAATGATCGATTAAATTTAACTGTGGTTTTGAAAGTTCGGTTAATATTTTAATTCGCATATCTTCGTGTATAATTATTTCTTTTTGTGAAATATAGCGAAGGTATTCTTTATAGTAATCCTCAGCAATGCCTAAAGAATTCTCAATATTTTTTTTATTAGTTGTAACAACCGATCTATTAAATCTATTAAGTTTGCTTTCAATTCCTTTGACTTTTCGATCCAAAGGAACATATACTAATTCATTCCTGAAAATTTTAGACAACTTCATTAATTCTCTTTTCGGAATTTGAGAATTTCTCCTATAAACAGGATTTGAATTAATAGATGAATAATGAGGAGAAATATTCCTATTTGAATCCCACGTTCTATCCGTATAAGTGTTATGGCCCTCATGACTATGTAGTCGTCCTCTTCCATTGACATATGTATCCCCAGAAAAAAATCTATCGTTGCCATTAAAATCGTACATCCCTATCACCCGGCCATTAAGGTTTATTTCATAAAGTTCAACCTCTGCGTTAAAGGAGATTTTCACCTCTTCTGTCTTTCCATCTTTAACCATAACTAATGTAAGCGATTCGTACTTGTAAACTAACGTGCTACTAATATCCCCTTCTAAGATACTGTATAAAATGTTCAATACAGTTGTCTTACCACTCCCATTGAGACCGTACAGAATCACCAAATTTTTATCAAATTGGATTGAATAATTCTTGCCGTAAAGATTATCAATTTTGAGACTTTTAATAAACATTAACTTTACCCCCTCAACTACTTAGATTCATATTTTTATGTACTCAACTATTATCCAGAATATGTCCTTCGTTTAACTATAACTACCCACACATTTCTTTAATGCTTTTGCTTTAACTAGTTTTTCAATCACGTCTTCTGTTTCTACAACTAAATTTATGAAGTATTCTTAAGCTTTCACAAAATTAATTTGATGAGAATTAATTATAATTGCTGTTTGAAGTTTTCTTAGTTCGGAATATGGACTATCCATCGGTTTAAAATAATAATGACTATAAGATTATTATAAAGTCCTCCTTTTAAGAATTTTTCCCAATTTCTTTTTCTTCATCTTCAATTTCATCAATGCATACTTCAAGAATTTCAACTATTAAACTGGTTCTTTTTTTGTTTTCCATTATAACACCGACTATTGCCAGTATTGTAAAGATAAAAATTAAACCAATAAAAACCGCATTCGAATAGTTTAGATCAACTTTCTGCGAAAGTTCACTTTTTAGCAGAAACAGTGCAACTGATACCAGGAGACCCATTACTATTTTAAAGTAAACTTCTTCGACAGTTTCTTTTAAAGAAATCGAATAGTATGCTTTATACATTTTCAATTTCTTCAAATCATATTGAGTATTTTTTAATATTATTTGTTTTATAGCCATTAGATTATCGATAGTCTTATATCTTGTGTTCATTTGATTCAATTGTTGAGTTAAACTTTTATCGTTATCGTTTAACTCTTCCATCCAATCGTATATAGAACCTTTAAATGATTTATTTCTTTTAAAAGATATAACGTGAAATAGATAAGTTATAATAAAAAAATAAATGGAAGCCATCCATATAGAAATAAGCAAAGGCACAAAACTTTTCAAGAAACTTACCGTACTAAGCAACAATAGAATAATAAATGGAATAATAACAACGTAAACTATAATCTTAATAAGTATTTTTAACTTCAGAACACTTCCTCCTAGTCAAATTTCACACTCTCGAATTTCATCTTACGTGAAGATCAAAGTATATAATTTACTAATAACCCCATTATATCCAACTCAAGAATTATTGTCTCCAAACTTTGCCACTTCAAAATAAAAAGAGGACACAAAATAGCGATTAAGCTACGGTGTGTACTCCAGTTGGCTGGTGGGACTATTTATTTTTTTTCGTAAGATTTTTTAGCTTTTCGTATTCAGCTATTTCTTCTGATTCGATTTTTTTTAGCTCTTTATAATCTTTTTCGAGCTCTGCTAAAACCTTCTCTAAACTTGAAATATATTTAATGATTTCGGCTTTTTCATTAGTTCTTTTCAAAGTCTCATCGATATAAAACAAAGTTGCCTCCGTAGATTGAATCAGTCTATTAACAATGAGATATTTTTTATAAGATTCATACGACATATTCTCTATAGACATTGAAATTAAATCTTTGGAATAAATTCCGGCGTCTTTTTTAAAGATACTAAATTCTATAATGTCTTCCTGGGATATTTTTTCTGCAGATGACGAAAGCCTTTCTAAATTTTTCCTGAGAAAATCATTGTAGGTTCCATGTTTCGCTAAAAATGCGACACTAGTTTTCAAAATTTTAGACAGTTCTTCCTGTCTTCTGTTATCAGAATCATGTTGTAGTTGTTTTTTTACTGCGTAAACAGCGAAAACACCTGCCAAAGCAGCACCAAGAAATGCCCCTATCAAAGTTCCTATAGAAGATAACCAAGCATCCGGACTAATGCTTCCCCAAAATTCTGTGCTATTCAAAACTCTTCCCCCTCATCAAAGTTCACACGTTTCACTTGCCCACCATGTGTTTTTATAGTCGTTTGAGCATATGGTGGTAATTCACTGATCTTTACCTTTCCTTCAGATATCAGTAGGACGCAACTTCTAGGCAATTCCATTATATCCAATTCCAGAGTTCCTGTCTCCGAAATTTTGACTTCTTGCATGCGCATTTTATCCCTCCTAATCTCCGGATTTTTTCTCTTTATGCGCACTTCTTCACACCCAAACGAACGTCACAACCGTTGCAAACATCGAAGCAATACACACTCCAGTTACAGATCGACGAAAGTCTTTATCTTTCTCCGCGACCGCTCCCATAAAGCTGATGCACAAAATTAAAAGCAAAACTATTTTTAAGAATAGAACCATCTTTTCACTCCTCTTTTAATTACTGCATTCAAAATCGTAATGGCCGACAATAGATTTGCCGGCTCATGGTTAGTACTAGACCATTGGATCGGTCTAGGTTTTTTTATTATTTTCTGAATCAGCGCTTTATCTTCTCCTGATAAGCTAACTCTTCATCGATTGTAATTTGGATTCGTAAGAACTCAGCATCCGCTTCTTCCTGCTTTTTCTTGCAGGTCGGCCCATAGCCGGTTGCGATGCTCTTTTGAGTTTTCAGCTCTCGGTTACACCTCTTGCACCCAGGCATAGTTCCACTCCCTCTTTTTCTTCAAGGCTAAGATCAACGTAGAGGCATTCAACACACCACACGTCGCCTTCGTAGTCGTATTCGTATTCGTTTGATTCATTAAGATTGATTGCTTTTTCGCACATAATACAAGCGCTCTTCTTGTGTGACTGATTGTCTACCTCTTCCAGAAGTCCCCTTAACTTACTCAAAAACGATGCTCCTACAACTTTAATGGACATTCTATAAACACTCCTCAAAACTTCCTCTGCAAGACACAGATGCAATTCCTTTGAAACAGGATACTTTGATGTTTTTCTATACAGGACTTCAACTATATTACCATTAAAAGGAAATGGTTATACCCATTTAAATTCCTTTTTTCTCGACCTTTTCTTAGAGAAAATCTAATAGTGACAACTGTTCGTATTTCATGTTTCCGACAATTTCGACCGCTGCCGGTATATTTCCGTCTCCTTGTGACCATTTCTGTGCCGTTTCTTGCGCTTTTCGGACACTCTGCTCGTCCGTGTAAGGTCTAATGATTTGGAATGTATCAGCAGGCATGCAGCCCTTAAATTGCATTGTTTCTGGAATGTATACATAGAAGCTCGTAGTAACTGCCCCTGCTTTGTAAACCCCAGGGAATGTAATGACGCCAAGAATGAATTGCTGACCCATTTTGAATGTGTAACCGGCGATCTCTTTCACGACTTCTCCAACGTACCTCTGCGGGTCATCGTATCCCTTAAAAGTGATGCCTGTAGACAAGGGCTTTACTTCTTCTGATTGTTTTACGATTTCCACCCAAGTGATTCGCTGTATTTTATGGCCATCCTCGTCCGGCTCGTCCATCTCCACCTGTACCGGATAAAATTCCCCTTTAGCGATGTAGAGGATGGTGCCCATGCCTCCAAAGCTTTTTGTTCTTACGTTAATACGCTCGCCCTCTTGCATAGCAGAAGCCCCCTCCCTACTTAAAAAGTGACTCTTGAAAATATCCAGTGCTCGACGCTATTTGATTCACCCATAGGACTTCCTGCCGCCGCGCTCCCGCTTCTGCTGCGACATCGAGGGTTTGTCGCTGCCAATGCTTTAATCTTTCATCGTATATCGGATGGGCATATCCGGATAAAAGCACCGGCCCAGGATGGGCATCCAATACTTCCAATAGTTCAATGTGGTCTACAATCGCCATTTCATGTTTATAATGGCGCTTTGTTCTCGTCTCAATAATGTATGGTGGATCTGCATAAATGAGCACGTTGTTGCGGTTATATCGTTCAATCAACTTCACAGCTGGTTGATGTTCAATTTGAGCTTCTTTCAGCCTATCCGTTACCTTGAGTATCTTTTCAGGAAGCTTGTTCCATTCTTTGGCTACATCTGGCCCATTAGAAGAAATCAAGCTTCTCCATCCCGTCCGGTCACTCGTCTTTGCACCAATTGCTTGCCAGCACCGAACTAAAAATCTGCGAGCATCTTCGATTTCATTGCCCGTTTCAAATTCATAGGAAGCGTAGTACTCTTCCCTGGAGAATGGCGTCCATTCAATTTTTTTGGCCAATTCTTCTGGATGGTCGCGTATGATTTTAAACAGATTCACGATGCTGCTATCCATGTCATTTATAGTTTCTATTCCTGACTTCTCCTTTTTGAAGAAGACGGCGCCGGATCCAAAAAATGGCTCTAAATATGTTTTGTGCTCTGGCATGTGGTGAATGATCCAATCGGCCATACTCCATTTACTTCCTGGGTAATGCAGAATCCTCGGTACCGACATTATAGATTCTCCCTCCAAACTGCTTTTGGAATTTTATTCTCGGTGCTGCATCACAACACTGCGCAAATCATAATAATCGAGTTGATCAAGCGGCTGATTGTTCGGCCCGCTCGTAATGCCTGCACTTTTGAGTTCGCGGATCCAATTCAGCATGAAACGTTGTTTTTCGGTTAATGGCTGGTGAGTGGTTCTCCCCATCTTGCTCCATCCCCTTTCAAATATTTAACATCAGAAAATGATTTGCTGAGTGATTTGGAAGAAAATATTTACAGTGAGATATCTAATCCCCTTCGCGTCCTGCTGCTTTTCGAGCAGCTAGTCTGTCCAGTAGTTTCTGCTTCTCATCTTCCAAATGTTTACTGTTTTGTGGTACCGTTTCGCGGGTCGGTTCTTCCTCAAGTTTACCGAACCATTCAGGGAGGAGTTCCTCCCGCATCGGTTTGTTTCGGTAACTCGGCCGCGCCTGATATGTTGGTTTAGCCTTAGCAGCTATTTCATTAAATTTGTTTCGCTCGTGCGTCTGCACCTGCTCGATAGTCTCAAGGCTATTGTCAGCCCATTCCCTTAGCAAGAATTGCACAAAGCCGTAACTCTTCTTGTTTCGGTCTGCAGCAATCTTAATGGCCTCTTCGATAATTTCGTAGGATTTGTTAAAGTCATCGAACCATTGACCAAGGCTTTCCATTTGGATCGGTGTCAGTTTGCAAAGATTCGCTTCGAAGGTTTGAATAGCTTTTGCAAATCCGTTTACTGGCGGAGCTGGTGATGCTGCTGTTGTAGATGTAGTAGTAATAGATTCTTTAGTTCTTAAGTTCTTTAGTTCTTGTTCTTGTTGCGCGTTCGTTCTGGGTTCGTTCTGGGTTCGTTCTGTTAAAGGTTCACTATCCGTTTCGTTAAGCGTTTCGCTATCACCCTCAAACCCTTGATACTCTTGGTATTTGCAAACAGTGAATAGCGTTCCGTGTTCCGTTTCGCGAACCGATACCATTCCTTCTTCAACTAATTTCTTAACAGAACGTAAAATTGTGCTTTTCGCGACCTTTTTATAGCCTCGGCCTTCTTTGTATTCCAAGTCTTCCGCAAGTTTCGAATAGGAACGGAGGTACTGACCTCGATTTATTTCAATGCCTCTCACCTTCACTCCATCCTTGTGGGCTGCTTTAAAAATCAGCAAAGAGAAAAGCCGAAAGGTTGTCACATCGTTCCAAATATCATGCTCTACGATTCTCCGGTGCATTTTTACCCATCCTTGCATTCTCGTACCCCCTTCCTATCGAAATTTAATTTGTTTACGGAATGTAAATCATCTTGCCAGTAAGCTCTGCGACGTCTTTTCGAAATAATTCTTCGTTGCTGTTCGAGTCCGATAAATGGAGTAGCCAAATCTCCTCCAGTTGCGTCAGGTCGTTCGCTTTCAGGAATTCCCTCATGTTCTCCAGAGAGAAGTGAGAATGCATCAGACGCTTTCTGAGGACCTTAGGTGTACGTCCCGATAGGATGTTTTCATCCAGTATCTTCTGAGAGTAGTTGCATTCCACCATTATGTGAGTGAGCCCCTGGAATTTGTACTTGATGTAATAGGTATCGGTGGCGAATAACAGCTTGTCTCCCGCTTCATTCACCAATAAGAAGCCAAAGGGCTCAGAGACGTCGTGCTGTACATCAAACGGCAAAACAGTCCATGTGCCGATAGTGAATTGCTTTTTGTTTTCGATTGCCTTAAGGCGATGATGCTGTATGCCTAAGGCTTCTTTAGTGCCTGGTGAAAGGTAACAGTCGATGCCGCTCTTTAAAACTTCTGGGAGACCGGCGCAGTGGTCCTTGTGCTCGTGAGTGATCAAGCAGCCTTTGATGCTTCGAGTTTGAAAGTCCAATTTCCGCTGAATGTCTTTAAACCGGATTCCTGCTTCCAGAAGAAGAGGAGTGTGGCCATCGTTGATGTAATAGCAGTTCCCCTTCGATCCAGTCGCCAGTGTTTTAATCTCGATCATTAGAACGGTGGAGCGTCGTCTTCGACTGCTGTAGCGCCGGTGAGCTCACTATCTTTCTCAGGCTTAATCTCGCCCGTTTTTTTGTCGACATTCGCGTATTTTGGACGTTCCGGTTCATTCGATTCCGTATATTCAGCATCAACGTATTCAGACGTCTCTCCTGCTCTTTTAGGCTGCTTTGCCGGTTCGACATCAATTAACTCCTGATTGGCTTTTTCGTTGACCTCACGACGCACACGAGAGTATGAATCATCTTCGGCTTCGTCATATGTCATTTCAATAAACGCATTGCCGAAGTCTTTCGGGATTTTCTTCACTACGTTATTACGCATTTTCCGAATAATCATCGATTCTCTGCTTTGCGGATCCTTCCATGCTGGTGAGATGTATTTTTGAATATCCTCATCATCTAAAGCAGCCATTCCCTGTTCTTGAACCGTCTTCAAGATTTCCCGCTTCTTCGCATCGATTTGTTTCTTTTGATCGTTTGAAGCGTCAAATCGACTTTTGGCGATACCAAACGTTTCATTCATAAGGTTGTTGTTCACATGAGCAATTAAATTACGCGCCACGTCTTCACGTTCTGCAATGTAGTACTCTGTCTGGCCGCCAGTCTTCGTAATCGGGTAAACGATGCGCACGACCTCGCCTTTTCCAGTAGGCGTCCATTCAGGCGGCTGCATTTCAATACCTTTGTAGGAAGGATAAACAAATCGATCATCGGCACGAACTTGCCAGTATTGATGGACCTCTTTCACGCCTCGACCGAAGTTGGAGAGAATTGCATCGTTGCCATCCCCTTCAATGCCCATTTCAATCTGCTTCGTCCAAACGTCTTTGCCATCTACTTTCTTTTTCGAGTTGCGCATCTGAAAGTAGATTTCACGTGGATTAGCCGCTGCGTTCAACTTAAGAGAGGCAACCGTCAAGAGTGTCTGAGTAACGTTGCTCTTATCGAGCTGCGCATCGCCCCAGGCGACCCCTTTGGAGTCGAGTACGGCATTGATGCTGGAAATGGCACTCATAACGCACTGCTTAGCGTAATCGTCCATCTTAAGCCCATTTCCCACCAGTTGACTCTCCACCATCGGGAAGAATGTATTACTGATTTTCGTTAAGCCAGTTTCGTAAGCCTTCTTCTGTTCAGTCATTTGTTTTTGTTCAGACATTTAAATTGCCTCCTCTAGTTTGTTGTTTTCAACGCGTAGTTTTTTGTCAGCTTCTGAAACGACCAGGCTGATCAACTGTGAGTCTGTGTCGATTAGCTTCGTTACGGCTTCGGCATTATCGATAAAAATCGGTGCCTTGATGCCACGGAACTCGGAAAGTGTGTTGATGATGTCCAGACCGACATTGATGCGTGCCGCGTTGTTTAAGCCGGATCCGTAAGGTACTCCTTCAAACGTCGTCTCACAGACTTCCTGCAGACCTCCGTTAATTTGGTTTTCGAACAATTTGAAGCGAGCATATTTGAATTTCGAATTGATTTTGTCTTCCATGATTTTCACTTTCGCTCGAGTAAACTCATCCACCAAGAACAAGTGATGTTCCAGCTTTTCGAATTCAGCAGCTAGTGCTTCTTCTTGATCCATGTATTCTTGAATCCGCGCTTTGAGAGGTCCGACATTCGCGTAAACCGCGATTTCTTCGTTTACCGCATTCCGTTTCACTTTCAACTGAGCAATCTCAGCCTGAATGTCTTCTGCGGCTTCATCGGCCTTGTATTTCAGCTCGCCGATATCTGATCGAATATGAGCCGCCTCGTCTTGGAGCTCTGTGAACTTAGGAGACTTGGTGAGATCATGCACACTGCTTTCAGCGGTGGCGAAATCGGCTTTGATTTTAGCAATTGCCTTTTCTTTAGCAGCAATCGCTGTCTCCAGTTCGTCCAGTTCGCTTTGGTGCCGGTTATTTTCTTCTTCAATTCGTTTCTTTTCAGCGGCTCCGCGGCCCCCGTCTTCCTGGAGCTTTTTCAACTCGCCAGACTTTCGAAGGTTGAATTGAGCCAACGCTTTTTCTTCCGCCGCTTTTACTTGCTCTTCCGGAAGCTCTTGGCCGCAGGTCGGGCAAGCACATTCGGCATTGTGATTCGGCTGCTGTTTGTTAGTCTCCGACCATTTTGCTCTCAGTTCGATAAGGGAGTTTTCAATGCGTTCGATCCGCTCGACGTTGTAGCTAATATCTCGAGTCTTTTCGTTCTTGCGGGATGTCATCAGCTGCAAGTTCGATTGTTCTTCCTGGAACTTCGCTTTTAGGCGATACAACTCTTCTTTGGAATCGTTCTCGTACTCGCGCCTGAAGTTACTGATTTCCATTTCTACTTTCTGCAGTTCCCCTTCTTTCGTGAGGACTGCCTTCCCGTTCTTAATGGAACTGATTTGTCCCTGAAGCTCTTCGATTTGCTGATCGAGTACATTAGCCTTTGCTTTCAATGCCGGCAAGTCCGCTTCTCCTTCCGGGATAGACAATTCAAGCTCGTTCACCCGAATCGGAATGCGGTCCAACTCTTCGTTGATCTTTTTCCGTTGAGCGCTAATGGTCTTTTTGAAGTCCTCCAGAGTCTTGCCTTTAAGGATTAGCTTTAAGCCTTTCAGATCGTCCTGTGACTGGAAGACTTCATCGTCTTCAACCTCACCTGAAATGCTCAAAACAATTTTGCGGCGACCCTGCCACTTCACTTGTTCATTAAAGTACGAAGGCGATGTAAGTAGCTTGAAGATTTCTTCTTCCACGATTGTTTCAATCCGCTTATTGAACTCGCTCTTTTTCAGCGGCGTTTCATCGATGAAGTAATTGGTTTCATGACCCGTAAACTCTGATGCACTGGATCCGCGCTTCTGTGTCCATTTTTCTCGGAAGACTTTGCGGAGGACCATCGGCTGGTTGTCCACACTTAATTCACACTCTACTTCGTGGTCCAGCATGTGTTTTTCTTTGCCTTGCTCTAACGTTTTGATGCCGAAGTCTTTTTTGTTTTGGCTGTCTTTATCGAACAGGAGCCAAAGGAAGGCGTCGAACAAGGTCGTCTTTCCAGTTGCGTTATCGCCATAAACTCGGACATCTTCACCGTTTACCGGTAAATCGAAATATTTCACGCCTTTGAAATTGGTGAGCTTCAGATAATTGACTCTGATTTCTTTCATGACCATTCCTCCTGATTTGTGCTACAATAAGCACATAATATTTAGCTTTGCACCGTCTATCCACGCCAATGGGACGGTAAATCGTGAGCCGGTTGCTTCTGCAGCCGGCTTATTCTATTCCCCGGCAAATTTGAAGGTTGGCGACTTCCAGTAAGTAATCGTCCATGTTGTCTTCCAAGATCACTCTACCTGCTTGATCCGTGAACCACTTATCGCCAACTCGAATCTCTGACCCGAAGTGATCTTTAATGGGAAAATCAGCTACCGCTTTCTCCGCCCGTCTTTCGACAATCTCCTGGCATTTGATTTCTCCGGTAAGCCATTCGCGATCAACCGGACCGTGCCAGCAAACTTGCGTGATGATGTTTTCGAGGATGCGCTCATGAGCACTGCTTGGAAGCTTGCGCAACCGATTGCTCAGTTCTTGGTTGTCTTGAAATTCGATTAGTTCTTCAATTCTTTTGGCCATTCTAATTCCTCCTTCATAATTTCACTGTGATTCCTTCTCTACAAAAGGCGACTTCGTAACCGTGATAGACACGTAATATGGTGACAATAAGAACAGCTTCTCGAATTGACCCGAGAGTTTCATTAACGATGAATGCTATATTAGCCCCCGTATTTTCTGCGTACTTGAGACTGTTCATAATTTCCGCCATTTTTCTTGATTCTTTAAGTGCAGATAAATGTTCTGCAGCAGATCCTTCTATCTGCATTCCTTCACCTTCTTTCTGATGGTTGAATCCCATCAATAAGCCCAGGAATGATTAGGGAAAATTACATTCCCGGACTTATTGACGAGAGCCAAAGCTCTCGAGTATAATCGAAGTAACCTTTTTTGAGTTTTATTGGCGGCTGATTTCCCAAGATCAGTCGTCATTTTTTTGTGCATTTATAGAGCCGAACTGCATGCCAACCAAGAATCCAAAAATCGTAAAAAGACAGAAACCTACAATGATATGAAGAGGTTCGCCAAATTCGATCATTGCAGATATCCTTTCACGCGGAGTTCGGTATAATGCTTGTTCCATTGCTCGTTGTAGCTGAGTTTTGCCTCGTCGCACAGCACAGCAAGTGTGTGTTCCAATGCAGTGACAGCTTCAATGATGTGTTCTGCTAGGAGTTCTGCTTTCGGCCGTTCCCAGTCTGATATGTTCTGTAAGGGTTTTGCGAAGCTAAATGCTTCGAGTGTGCCCAGGACTTCTTTGACTTCTTCAATCGTCTTTTCACGGACTGCCGAGCGGTGACCGTCGAAGTTTGGCCCGTTCAACCTCATCGGGCCGGTTTTGGTATATTCGTTCCGAATGGTAAAAGCGAACCAAGGGTTCTCGAATTTAGACATTAGGTGCTGAGAAACGTCTTGTGGGATTTTTGCTCGTCCTGTTTCGTAAGCGGAGACGGCTTCGCGCGACAGATTTAAATCCATCGCGAGTTGCTGCTGCGTCTCCCCCTTGCGCATTTCCTTCATTGTTTCACTGAGTTTTGATTTCATTTTTCTCATCCTTTCTGGTCTTTGCCATTTCAATTGCAAGTTGACTGTTGATTTACCATCCAATGTTATTGATTGATTTATACTTAAATTACAGATAAAGTCCGATGTCTCTTCTGGAGGGCAGGCGTATTTGCTTCAACCCATTTGAACAGTTCGTCTGTATTGATTTTGACACCGAACTCTCTGCAAACTGGAAAGTCTTTTCTACCCATCAGTTCACTCATCTTAGTTTCGCTAACTCTCATGAGTATCTTCGCCTCCTCTCGAGTTAGAAACCGCGGTAGCTCTTCCCTCGGAGCCAACTGTTTCACAGCTGCATGCACTTCAGAACGAATTTCCTCTCTAAAGACTTGTCGTAAATCCTCAACGGTTAATGTAACGATCATTTTAGTATCCACAGTTATCACTCCTCCCGGGCGCCTCTGCCCCCTTCCTTAAACTAAAACTCGCTTTTGTGCATTTTTTGCACTGTTATCATCAAAAAAAACCGTCCAATCAATACCCAGCTCTTTTCCCAATGCTTTTGCAACTTTCACGCTAGGCGTCAAACCATTCTCAATCTTGGTATAGTACGATCGATCAACACCGATCAAGTCTGCTACCACTTGCTGAGAGTATCCAAGCAACTTTCTACGTTGAATAAGCAACTCACTCACCATAATCAAACCTCCTTGTGCATTTATTACACTAATAATACCGTGCATTTTTTACACAGTCAAGTGTTTTTGTGTATTATTTACACATTTATTCTATTGTGCATATTTATCACATATAATATATCGAAAGGGAGGTTGAACTAATGCAATATGGAGATATTCTTAGAAAATTAAGAAGTAGCAAGGGTCTGTCTCAAAAAGAGTTAACTGATAGGTTGCAAATAAATAGATCTACCTATGCTAGATATGAAACTTCATCAACTCAGCCAGACTTCGAAACACTAGCTAAACTTTCGGATTTCTATGATGTATCAGTTGACTACATTTTAGGACGTGAAGAAAAGAAAAGTCCCTCCTGGAGTCACGAAGCTGAATTTGAAGAGTTCCTAAATGATCCAAAGATTTCTAAGTTATATAGTGAATATAAAGAGAGTTCAGAAGAACGGCGCGAAGCTTTATTTGCTGCCTGGGAATACTTAAAGTCGTTAGAGAAAAAGTGAAATATTTCTCTAAAGGCTTTATATTTTAATCATTGTAAGTAAAATTTTTCTAAAAAAGGAGCTTTTTTATGAAGAAATTTAGTTTTATACTGCTCTCTTCGCTTTTACTGCTTACGGCTTGCGGAGAAGAAAATACACAAGATACACCTATCGATCGAGATGAACCTGCTACTGAAGAAAACGAAGCATCAGAAGTTGCCGAGGCTGAAGAGAATGTCGAAGAAACTACTGAACCTTCTGAGTTAGATTCCGAAAATAGTGAAGAAACAGCTGCACGCACTGCAGCCGAGGAGTCCGGCGAATGGGAAGATGCAGATTTTGGAAAAGTAAAAGCTGTTGGTTTTGGTTTTAACGATGAAGTCGGAATTGACGGTACAGAATCGCCGCTGAAACCAGTAAAATTAGGCCCTATAGATTTAGAAGTCAGCGGACTAATGGTTGTTGACATTGAACCTACAGAGGATGCAAAAACTATGTTCTTTGAAGAACAAGATAAAGTTCGCGCAGTTATTGTAGATGTTAAATCCGAAAATACTAGTGAGAAAGATGTAACTTTTGATGTGAATACTTCTTTAATAGTTACTAGCGCAGGAGAGCAACTTGATAGCGATATGTTTCTAACTAGCGATGTAGGTGGTGACTTTTTAGGGAAAGTGAAAAAGGAAGGGCAGATTTGGTGGATCACTGACAATATGGATGAGGAAATCACTTCAGTCAACTTAATTATCGCACCACCTTATAGTACCGATGAGTGGGAAGATTTAGCTGAAGAAAAGCGTATAGAGTTTGAAGTTTTAGACTTTGATGAAGCACAAGAAAGAGATCAAAAATAAAATACGAATTTCCCCTGCTTTCCAAATGCAGGGTTTTCTTTTACACTTGTAAGGGAACACACGTTCTTAGAAGGAGTGTCGTTATGAAAAGACCTTATAACCACCTGGAAGAATACATCCGAAAGTTAGTTCAGGGCGTCGGTGTATATCATCCGCATCAGTTGAATATTGAGGTTATATCGTCGAGACTCGGACTATCCGTTCACTACCTCGAAGTTGATTCAATGTTCATGGCCGGTCATATCTTTCTTGATAGCCGTAAAACAAACGCGCAACAATGGCAGGACTTCGCTCATGAGTTATGTCATGCTCGCTGGCACGAGGGCGATCAAGCTCTTATATCCGTTCTTATGCGCGAGTATCAGGAGTGGAAAGCCGATAATTTCGCCCGCAATCTCTGTATTCCAACCTTCATGATTGAAAATATGAAATTACCCCCGTATGAAAAAGAAGCAATTTGGATGCTGCAAGAAATGTTCGGAGTGGAAAGAGAATTTGCAGCGATTCGTCTGCAGCAGTACTTACAAAACTTAATGTACCGCTGAAGTACGTGATAACTAAAAAGAATACCATAACAAATTTCAGGAACAGCCTTTATGACCACACCCTTCTCTGGCATGATGGTATGTTGATATGAAGGGGGAGTTCTATGTATTTCCGTGAGTTAATGAAAGGAAAAAAATGGGTTTGTGTCGCTGAAGGACCGCGTAATCCGCGTACGGGAAAACGCAAACAAATCTCTCGGCGCGGAAAAACAAAAGGCGAAGCCAAAACCAAAGTGGAGCAAGCGATTCGAGAAGCACAGCATCTGTTGGATTACGATGCGAAAATACTCTTCCATCAGTTCGCTGCTGAATGGTATCAGCATTACCGTAACCGAGGAAATAAAGAAAATACCAATATGACTCGTGAATTTGGCATGCGATGGCTAAATGAGTACTTCGGCAATATACCGCTGCAGAGCATTACACCAAAATTGTATCAAGCTATGCTTGATGACTTATTTAAGGAAGGTAAATCGAGAAGTTCGCTGACAATCATTCATACCACAGGTCGCTCTATTTTTGAGCATGCTACAAGCCATCATCTTATCAATAAAAACCCGGCAGTCGCCGCGCGTATTCCGCGAAAGAAAGTGACCGTTGAAGATCTCGAAAATACTAAAGTCGAAGAACTATTCCTGGAACGCTATGAATTGGCTGAGTTTCTAGAAAAGACGGACGGTTATAGTAATTACGTCTATGCAGTTCTAATATACGTTTTAGCTTTTTCTGGTATGCGGCCAGGTGAAGCTTTAGCGCTCCAAGAAACGGACGTGTATCGCCAGTTCAACCAAATATGGGTTTCAAAAACATTATTTCGGCGCGAACGACAAAAAGCTATTTACGAACTGACCCCTCCTAAAACGGATACTAGCATCCGAAAAGTGGATATGGATCCTACTATCATTTCGATGATCGATAGTTTGTTGGAATACAAGAAACGGCACGGCTTTAAAAAGAGTCCCTTCCTTTTCACCACGCCCGATGGATTTCCTCTTAGTGTGGATCAGACCCGGCAGGTAATCACTCGTATCGGTAAGAAGACATCTATCCGGAAGCATTTGTTCACCTACATCTTGCGCCATACACATATTAGTATATTGGCTGGAGCTGGTGAAGGATTGCCCGAAATTATGAAGCGTGTGGGTCATAAGAATTCAGAAACCACCACGCAAATATATATGCACGTTACAAAGGAAATGCGAGAACGAACGGTTTCACGTTTGGCTGCGGAATTTAATCAATTGATGGATATTAAAGAAGAACTGAAGAGAAAATAGAGGAAAAAAAGAAAAAATGTTAGCAGAATGTGATTTTTCTCATTCTCGCTAACATTTTTATTGCTTAAAACGTTGATATGAAAGGGTTTCGAAGAGAATAGAACTCATATACTCATCGTATGCGTTCATATATCTCCCTGCTTTCTAAGTTTTATATTTCCGCCTAATTTAAAGGTCTTATTATCGTTCATTCTAACTTAGTTTAGTTTAATTTCATATCTTGCGGTTTGAAATATGAACTTTTTGTTAGTATTTCAGTATTTGGTTTCTTCTATTAAATATAAGTCCGTCTATACCTCATTTTAAAACTAGTACATTGAAATTATGCACTCTTTTACTTGAAATTTGACTTAAAAAGTATGTTGCCGACATCTTAGTTGCCAAGCTTTTAAGAACCTCGAAAGGAATTGAACCGCCCTTCTCCTTAACGGATTGTTTCACACGGTTCCACACCGTATCATTCTTAATTGCTGCCAGGAACTCCTGTCCATCCCATGTTAAGGAACTAAATAGCCAGGTCATGTTGTCACCTACAGCGAAACGTGAAACTTTTAAATAACCTGCCTGTTCCAACAATGTTAAATGATACTTCGCTACTTTTTCATCGATAAATGGCGGAAGTTTGAGCTCTTGACTATCATACTCCTGTGCTTCGATCAACAGCAACAGCTCTCTCACTAGATCCATCTTTTCATCGAATTTCATCCCCTTCTCGTGTTTCATTTCGAGAAAAGACATTGAAATCCTGCATAGAAAAAGAGCCGATTATGACGCCCTTACTTGAAATCTATTTTATGTTCTATTAGTAAATAAAACTTATGAATAAATTTCTCTATTGAGGCATAAACAACGTTCAGAAATTGAAGTATGTCTGTTTGGGAATCTTTAAATACAAATGCCCCTTCCTCAAAAAGAACTGTTCTGGAGAAAAAAGACAGGTTAATATTTACAGTGTATTCCTCATCATTTATTACCACTTCTCCCATGTCTACTCCATTATATGTGTTGCCTCTCAACATTAATTCGTTGACTCCTTCAGCACTTATACCAGGCATCATTAATGTAGTCGAAGCGTTTCGCATCTGTGAAGAGAGTCTATCATGTTTGTTCGTATTAGTTATTTCGCATAAATACGACAAAAATTTCTGACTTGGTCGATTGTAATCCTGTAAGCTGTCTATTAATTTATATACAGCGTGATTGGGTTGGAGCCCTGAAGATTACTTTTCATACTCTTTCTGAAACTTCCTCTGTTATTTCCGTAAGGAAAATACACATATTTATTTTTACTTTTTAATTTCGATAATTTCGCTGCTTCAGGAATTATATAATCGAAAACATCTCCTGCGCAATATTCCAATATACTTCTTGAATGCTCCAAATAGCTTTTTAATTTGGGTGAAGTAATTTCTTTTTTCCTTAAATCAAAATCTCTCTCATACTGATCTTGAATCTGAACGAGCAATTCTTTACATTCAAATAACAGAGTTTCGCAATCTTCTTTTCTCAATGGTTAAATACCCCTTAATATTATGCAATATTCGACATAAGTAGGATCTTTTCCTTTTCTTACTCAGCCATGAACCCCATACCTCTATGCACCAGAATCTCCTTCACCTGCGGTTGTAACATAGCCGGTACTTCTGCAAAAGTCATCTTTTCCAAGATTACACGCTATGTATTAACATCGCCATCATGATTTCACCTCCCCTCAAACAGATCAGTAATTCGAGTATCACTTGTACACCAGCTACGCCATCTCCACCCGGCATTGTTTCAGGAAGCCGGACCGGTTAACAGACGTACAAACCTGGGCTTGAAGGTTTTCGACTTCGGATTTAGTGGCGAGTTTTGGCTCAGGTGCTACTCAGCCCTTTACCCAGTAGAAACACGGTGGGGGTGGATAGCGATGTAGCATCAGAGACTTATTGACTTTGAACAGATGGGAAACGTCTTGCTCTGATATCGCCCACTTGATCTGCTCGAAGATGAAAAGCTCCAGCATATTGTCTACTTTCCGAAAGCCGATTCAGTTCATTGGAAGTCACATCGACAACTGCACGAAGACGTACTAAACGTCCAAGGACTTCTCAGAACCATGCCTATCCTTGCAGACGATGTTTAATATGTCGCTGGACATCGTAGCTTTCTAAACCGGATGAAACGCCGTAGTAATGAATTCGGATATCTTACAAACTATTTTCTCCACCACCGATATCGTCCAGGAAAGTTACGCCCCCCCATGCTTTACCGTTTCCTTGAACATGTCTAGATGCTTGCTAATCAGTTCGATTGCTTTGTTTTCACCGCTTATCAAATTAGTATTCGCCTATCAGAACTAGTCGCTGTTCCACATAATCAAATTCCATCATAGGCTCTTGCTGCATTGCTCGGTCTGATGTATCCATCAAGCGTTTCAGCATCCGGTAAGCATCAAGCTCCAAACGGTCAGCTCGTGTTTTCTTTAGTTCCTCTATGCGCGCACGGATGTTACCTTTTGCTAGCAACATGGCTGCTGTTGTCCTTGCTGTTTTTTTACTGTATTTTGCACGAATCGCCGCCTGAGTGCCATTTAGGTCCACTAGGTATTCATCGATGAACATCTGTTGCTTCGCTGTAAACTTCACCATCTATCACCAACTTTAAGGTTATTCACCATTTTTAAGACATAGAAAAAAGCATCCTGAAGGATGCTTTAGTTTTAGTAACATCTTATAGTTTTTTAACGATTCACATCTTGTTCATTATACATGTTGGTAGAATTTTCTTTTACGTCTCCCCAAAACACTATAGGGGCTGATTGAATTGCATTTTGAATGTCATTATCGAGTATTTCTTGAAGTTCACTTAATGATTTCTTCATTAGTTGCTCCTTCATAAAAACTCCTCCTTAAGATCCTATAAATGGTCTTGCCTTATAACTATTCCCTTTTTCTTTAATTTTACTCTCTGCTTCAGATCTTTGAGATTCTAGATGTTCAAATTCCAGTCTGTCACTCCAAAGCTTATAAAGTTCAAGCAAATTTTTGTAAGGAACACCTTTTTCTCTAATCAGAGATAAGCTTACATGTTCTTCTTCGATGAATCTGCAATATAACCTTCCAATAGGAGTAAATACTATTTGTTCATCGGCAACGCCATGTAACATTGCTACTCCAAAAAATTCAAAGTGATTAAAGACCTCTATTACACCAGCTCTTTGAGCAACTATAGAATCAGATAGTATCTCTTTATCCAAATCTGCCGCAGTCAAATTGAATTGTCCATCAAATAGATGATAAGTATCCGCCTTCTTTGGCAATTCGCGGTCAATAGCGGCTCTAAATCTTGCTGTAGAAGTAATAATTTCCGCTTTGTAGAAGCCTAAGTATTCGATACTTTTCTCAACTGAGGCTCTTTGGTTACTCAAATAAAAATTTTCTTTGGCTTGCATAGCTTCAGTTTTAAGTAATTTAACTTGATCTTTGACTAAATTTAATTGCTTCAATCCGATGATAATTCCAAAAACAAGCGCTATACCCGCAACATAGTATAATCCTTCTAATATATTTTTTGTAATAACGGCAATTTCTTTCATTAGATTCCAATCCAATAATACCACTCCAAATACGCTTTTCAATAATTTTATCAAATGGATTGTACAATTGGAAGTTCTTACAAAAATAATAGGTAATAAATATAAGGTTTATAAATGCTGATTAAGTGGGGCTGTGGTAGGGACTGTTCGCAAGAACGCATCCCCTCTTTTATTCTCCCCTTCATAATTACCGACTTTGTACGGCAGACTGTACGGCAAGTGTACGTCTTAAGCTAAACGGAAAGCTGCACACGGTCTCTGACCTTCTTTTTAGCTCAATCGATATAACTTTGAGCTGTAGATCGTCCTACTCCTATTTCTTCCGCAATCATTCCGATGCTAAGTTTTGCAGCCTCATGCAGGATATAGCACTGTCGTTCACGTAGCGATAATGACGCAAAAATATCAGCCAGAATAATCTTCTCTTCAGCCGTCATATACAATTGCTCCGGCCCTTCTACCAGCTCCTCGGTAATGTCCGGGATGAAATCCATATTCGAGAAGGATTGGTGCTGGTAGATGCTCTTATTATCGATGCCCTTGAATGTGCCAGGCTGTCTGCCGATTTCGAGCCACTCCATCGAGAAGTTCATGCTTCCAATCATGCTATTGATCTGCGCGAGGTCCTGCTTGGAATGAAAGTCGTTGCGATCCAATCGGTCCCGACGTCGCTCCAGGTCTTTTTTGTGAATGACGTATTCGTGTAATAGTTCATCTGCCCATACTTTCATCGAAGGACCTCCTCTGATTTCGGAAATAAAAAAGAGGACATCATTACAGCATAATGCTGTAATGATGTCTTCCATTTGGCTGGTGGGACTATATATATTTCTCTAAAAGGATTTTTCTATACTTCTCAATTGTTTCTTTAAATCTACTGTTCGCAGAAATTAAATAGTCTTTGTTTTGATCCAAGCCCCTCCCAGTCATTTCTTGGTAGTCGATGTACGCATTTAAACTATTTAATTCATATGTCAAACCTTCCATTTCTTTAACCATTTCTAAAGGATAAATATCTTTTATATCATTTTCAAACAACTTTATCACTTTTTCCAGATTCTTTTTTAATTCTGCAGAGTAAGAATCTATCATATGAATATATTCGTCCCGTGTAAAGACTTCTAAAGAGTCAGTAACCTTCCTAATAGCAGGTAGAAATTCGTGTAACATGATTCTGGTGAACTTTTCGTGCTTTTCTTTTTTGAAATAAGATCTATTTACTTTATTCTTAAAAAACTCAAGAAATATCGGAGTCGTAGCTCCAATTATAGTTCCTATTAAAGCTGCAATTGGAGCAATCCATATCTCACTCAAGACTCCCACCCCTCTTTTCAAATCTTTCAAAAAGAAACAAAAAAGCAATTATGCCGTAATGTGTCTTTCGATTAGCTGATGAGACTTATCTTGCTTTTCTCATTATTAAAATCAATCCAATACTAAAAATAGTTATATAACTTGAAAATCTCGTGAAAAAATCATTAGGTTCAACAAATAATTCGTTTATAAGAACAGGAAGTCCTACAGAGATTGGAATCGCCGCCACTATAACGCTTACTTTGATTAAATCAAACAATGTATCTAATATACTACCTTTTTTAATTTTTTCCCTGTCACTATCAGATAAAAAGGAAATTTGAGATAGAGTTATAATAAAAGCAAATAATGAAAAACCAAAGATTAATTCGGAAGGTAGTTCAAATGACATACCTATTACCGCTGTAAATAAAAATCCAAATCCTAAACAAAATATGAATCTATCGCTCGACAACTTTTCTCCTTCTTTCCTCGCCTTTTTAATTCACTAACACACAACTTTTAGTTTATCGTATTATATCTAATACAAAGAAATTTGTCTCCAAATATTGTAATTCTAATTATATAAAAAGAGGACACAAAACAGCAGTTACGCTGTCGTGTGTCCTCCAGTTGGCCGGTGGGTCTATCCATTGTATTTAGATAAAATACCTTTCAATGTATCTAGATGTTTTTCCAAATTTGATGAATGCTCTTTTAAGTCTATGAATTCAAGTTTCACTTCTTCGAATTGCGAATCTGCTAAATATTTTAGTATATAGTCTAAAGACTCTAAATAATGCTTAATTAATAACAAACAAAACAAAAAGATATGATAATTTTGGTCTTTCATCTCAGTTATGTCTAGTTTCTTTAAAGTTGTTAATTGATCGTTAATTTCTTCTTTTGCAATATCAATTGAGGATTTTTTTATAATAATATCGCTATCAAAGTCAAACTTTCTCTTAAGCAAGGAGTCAACTATGAGAATAGATTCCAAATGGGTAATGAATACATTTAAATACCTTAAAAATTTATTATTTTCTTTTTCATTCTCTTTCTTTTCTTGTGCTTGTATTTGTCTCTCGACAGACTCTATAGCGTACTTGCCGGCAGTTTTCGCCCCAAAATATGCTCCAAAAATTGTTCCCAGAACTGTAAGAATTGTTTTCACATCTATAAAATAAAGTGTAATTGTATCAATGATTTCTTTCAAATTAAATTCGCTTAAATACATGTGAAATATTAATGTAAATAGGCAGGTTAACAGTAACCATGTCGACCAAAAGTAAAAATTACCCCACTGCCTCAAATCCTTTCCCCCTCATCAAATTATGCAAAACGAACCACAAAACAGCTGTTAATCTGTAAAGTTTTCTCCAGATAGCAGGTGGGACTATTTGTATTTTTGTTGCATCTCATCTTTGAATGACTCAATTAAATCTAATTTGTTTTTTAGATTATACGCATCTCGTCCTGTCTCGAAGATCTCTAAACACTTGAAATGATCTCTCGGACTTAATTTATCAATTGGACAAGTTAATAATAAATCATAAGCACTGCAAACTTCTTCTTTCATCCTTGCGAGGTCAACATCTATTTTGAATCTGATTTCGCGATCAAATTCTCTTAGAAATTCCGCTTTATCCATATCTTTATGCTCTTCTGGCAAGTCTTCATTACCTAACTTAATATTTGTATGTCGCTTTCGCAAATTTCCAGTTAGAGTTGAAAATATTTTAAATTTATTAAGAGCATTTATGAGTTTATTTATTTTAAAATATAGATTATTCATTTGCTTTCTTTTTTCGTCGGCGTCTTCTATTTTTTGTTTTCGCTCATTAATTTTCGAGCTGAAGTAGACCGTTGCTAATGCAATTGTTACTGGTGGTAGTACATCTACAAAGAAGCTGGTAACTAAATTGGCCATTAAAATTCCACCCCCTCATCAAAATTAACACGCCTGACTTGTCCATCATGCGTCTTGATGCGTGTCTCTGTATGAGCTGGTAGCGCACCGAGCTGAGCCTTACCATTGGAAATCAACAGCACGTGGCTTCCTGGTAGTTCCATTATATCCAAAATCAATTCCCCTGTCTCCGAAATTTTAACATCTTGTAAGCGCATTGGGCCCCTCCATCCTCTATCTCTTCGCTTAGTAATTAATCAGCAAAACGACCCTCGGCGTCATGCTGTAAAGTTTCTTCACGGTCATGCCGACCACTTGGCTATCAGCTTGCCAAATAATCTTCGAAAGTCCATCCTTTACACCCTTCGCCAGATTATCAACGTCCACCTTCATCACCGGCAGCAGTTCACCAGCATCAATCAGCGCTTGTTTCGGCTTTGTCTGATACTTCTTCGGTGTCTGTGTATCGGCCCCTGAATGAGCTCCTGTGGCTTATGATGGGATGCAATGAGCTTCACGTATTGTTTGAATTCCCGGGACTTGGCCGGATCGTAGAGAACCGTCTTGCCGGTGAAGCTTTTTCCGGCTCGGGGTCTGCCCTGAGCGACTGGAGCTCAGACTATTTCGAATGCGATTTGGTTCATTCCAGCAACACTCCATGCTCGGCAAAGTATTGCAAGATCGGTAATAAATCTTGAACTTGGTCTTGTGTCAAATGCATTCGAGTAGTCAACTGAACATCAGCAGGAATGGGATATGTAACCCATCCTGTTCCGCCCTCTTCGGTTTTCGAAGCCATGATTTATGGATCTGCATCATCCACTCCGAACCAGATAGCGTTTTCTGTAGCCAGTGATGAATCTTGGATGCTACATGATGCATCATATCGGTCTTAGAATTCAATAAGCCCAAACCCTCTGTTGGTAAATCCTTGTATAAATTCCATTCCTATTCCACCTCAATTAATCTGCAGCAGACGATCATATTCGTCGACCAGCCTGCGTTCCTCCATATCTTCAAAATAGCTTTCGGGCTTCCCTGTCATGACAGACAGAGTAGTAATCATGCCCTGGCGAGCTTCTTCTTTCAT